AGGCTTGCACTGGGGGTTTTGTCGTTGTTGGAATAATAGCCTTTGTAGCCCTGGAAACCCATAGGAAACCCTAGTAGGAGGTTAGTAGGGCATAGGGGGCGTTGGAGCACACGAAATGGGCGATGTATTTAGCCCACGCTCGCCCAAACTTTCTCCTCGCCCTAAACCCGCCATTCATGCCCCTTTACGCCCTTGCAACCCCAACTATCCCATAGCAACGACCTCTGCTTCCCAGCGATAATAAGCTACCCACAGCCAACCCATAATAAAGCCTATCCCTCCCTTACCCAAAGTTAAACTCGATCCGCCTAGAAAGCGCACTTACAAAAACGCCCTTTTTCCTCTACCCATAGCAATCATTACTTTCCCATAGAACCCATAGAAACTATTCTATCTCGCCCTAGAGCAAACCTAAACTAAACCCGCATAAATAGGGCATCTACAAAAACACCTATTTTCCCAGGTTGCCCCTAGCAAACCCATAGCAGATCCTTCTAGCCCATTCTTCCCATAGCAAGGCAGCAATAAGCAGCGGACATAAACAAGCGAAAGTTGTTTTGACCAACGGAGCAAACTCCACTATGGCCTCCTCCCCTCCCCCTCCCCCCCCGGTATGCCGGGATGTAACTACCATATGGGTCAGGCCGCCAAAGGCGGCCAAATACACTCGCTACACCCACAGAAAAATCCCAGAATATAAAACCCCTACTACCCCTTCATGCCCTTCGCTGCCCTACTGCATTCATGCAATGAATGCGTTTTATCCCTGGAAGGCTTACTACCCCCTTACTACCCAATAAAAGACTTGCTTCCCATATAAAGGCGTGTTAAAATAATACCAGAATAAAATTCCAGATTTGGAGGATAAATGAAATGCTGGGAATGTGAACTTGAAACTGAAGTTATACATCATCATCATGTTGTGCCTCAATCTCGTGGTGGAACCAAGACAGTTCCCCTCTGCGAGCCTTGTCATTCAAAAGCACATCATAAAGAAAAAAATATGACCACCTCAAAGCTTACAAGAGAAGCCATCATAAAATTACGAAAAGAAGGTCGATGGCCCGGTCGCCCCCCTTATGGCTTTAAAGTTGTTAATGGCTATTTGGAAAAAGATGATAATTGGAATCACATTATCGAGGCATTTAAACTTCGCTCCCAGGGTGCTCGATGGGCTGTCGTCTGCGACAAGCTTGGAAGAATGTCTCGACGAGGCGCTCGCAGGCTTCTTGAACGTTATGGCGATATTGATGGCTTTATTCATTTTACAAACACAAACTTGAGAAAAGCATCAAAAGAATAGAACTATTTACTATGTGAATAACGAACCACCTGAACCTCAAAAGGGATGGCTTGTCCAAAGGCTGCCTTACAAGGGCGTGATGGATACTTTATATGTGCCAAAATATTACGGCATTATCCTTACCGTTTATCGATCCAAGAAAGAGGTTGAAGTTATGTTTTTTATTCCTGATTACCGACATAATTCTGGAAGGGCAAATACAGCAAAAGTTATAATTCCCTATAATCAAATCAAGGTTATTAGTATTGGACCCGAAGAAAAATACGGGGAAAAAATTTGAGATTTTTGAACTACTTATTGCATGGAGCTTTATGTATATAACGCGAAGCTTGATCGCGTGGTTGACGGCGACACTATTGACGCCATGATTGATTTGGGTTTTGATACCTGGGTTTTTAAAAGAATCCGCCTCCTTGGCATAGATGCCCCTGAGACACGCACAAGGGATCTGGTTGAAAAGGAAGCCGGCCTGAAAACAAAAGAGCGTTTAAAGGAGCTTCTCGGACCTGAGGGAAGCCCTTTTGTTTTGCGTTCTAACTCTGTTGGCAAATATGGTCGTGTCCTTGGAACAATCTGGGTTGGTGAAAAAAATATTAACGACCTGCTTTTGGAAGAGGGGCTTGCGGAGGTTTATGAATGAGAGAACCTTATTTTATTGAAAACAGCAAGTTTCCTGTTTTCTTGTCCCATTTTGCCCCGATCGATATCTGGGCTGTTAGTTTTGGTATTTGGGTCTGGTGTGTTGGTGAACTTTCAGGCATTAGCAGAAGACACGAGACCATCCATTATTATCAACAGTTGGAACTGCTTTTTATTGGACAGTGGGTTCTTTATGGGTTATTCTATTTGATAGCCTTTGCCAAATATGGTGATGGTGCCATGGCTTATCGTAGAATCCCATTTGAACAAGAAGCTTATGGAAACGAGAAAGACGAATACTATTTATACAATAGAAAAGCGTTTGCATGGAGATCTTATAAGATATGAGACTATTACTTGAAAAATGGGAAGCATACCTTGAAGAAGGCAAAGCAGACGATATTGTTGCAAAATATCCAAACCTTAAGCCTGCTTTTGACGCCGGAATAAAAAATCCCCAGCAACTTACCTGGATGTCAAAAAGGCTTGGCGACACTCCTATTGAAGATGCAATCGATGCAGTAAAAGAATTTGACAAAGCAAAGTCTGCTTTAAAAGCCAAAAAGAAAAATACTGATATCTATGGTTATAAAACTGTTCAAGATCTAAAAGACATTGTTCAATCCATTGGTCCATCAGGAAGTGAAAAAGATGCTCAACTTGAAAAAGAAAGAATTCTTGTTGGCGAGTTTGGTGATTGGAAAGTTGAATTGCCGCTTACAACAGCGTCGGCTTGTCAAATTGGAAAAGGAACAGTGTGGTGCACTGCTGCAACAAAAGTTAAAAACATGTTTTTGCATTATACTGAACAGGGCTATATTCTTTTTCACATTACAAAAAGAGGTGCAGATCCAAGAAAAGATCCTACTGCGAAACTTAATGTTGGGTTTAAAGATGGAGAGGCCGTTTTAGATGGCAACACTGGTGGTTTATCTGTTGATGCAAAAAATATTGGTCTTAACACCAATAAATTACAAAAAATCCTCGGAGATCAGTTTGAGCCAATCATGCAAGCTATGCAGGCACAATCGGATGAATTAGGTGGCATTCATCCAGCAAAGGGCGAAAAAGAAGAAAGAGAAAGGAAACAAAGAGAAGAGACATTGAATGGGGCAGAGCGAGCCGCCAAAGATCCAGAACTAAATAAAGAATTTTACGAAAGAATCAAAGGACAGATGCCAGACCTTCGTATCACTTATTTAGAAAAACTTTTTGCTTCGGAGCCTATTCCTGAGGTTGTTGACTTTTATGTAGAAGAGGCTCTTAACGGTCCAGATGACAACGCCGGCATTCGGGTTCTTTCTACTCGTGCAAGGCCCGCTGCAATTGATCGTATTTTTGTTAAATCGAAAGAAATGGGTAAAGAAATTTCTGCTACTTTTGCTATTTTGCTGTCAAGGAGCCCATATATTCATGCCGAGGCTTTGGTCCGTTTAACAGAAATTCCTGCATTTATCAATCATGATGACAGTAGTTCAGTTAGAATGAGTGTATTGGGTAATGATAAGTTGCCACTCAAAGTGGCTTTAAAATATCTTGATAAATACATCGAAGAAAGAAAGTCTCTGTCATCACAAGATCGCGACCGTGAGAGCTTTTTAAAACGAGTAGAAGCGGATAACGTGATTGAAGATATGGCATCAAGAAAAGACCTGCCACCAGAAATGCTTAAAAAATTAGCAAAAACTTCTGATAGTGCCAAAGTTCTCTCTGATGTCGGTATGAATGTCAACACTCCTCCAGATGTTCTGCTTGACTTGGCAACGGAACGAATTTTTATGATTAAAATGGCAGTTGCTAAAAACCCTTCAAGTCCAGCAAATGTTTTGACAGCGCTATTAAAAAGTATTAAAAAAGATGTTTTGGATGGTACTGGAAGAGGTAAACGACGAGCAGAGCAGCTTACAAGCGCTGTTCAAAATAACCCAAATTATACAATAGCGGGCAGAGTTAAGGCAGGTGCTTCGGATCTTCTTAGAAGACTAGTTAAAGAAGAACTTGAAGCCGTTCTTCGTGAAAAGGGCATAAAAAATTGATGAAACTCCTGCTTGAAAGATGGAACAAATTTCTTAAAGAGGAAAGCAATTCTTTACATCATACCTGCCCAGAAGCAGACCCTGCGGGCTTTAAGACTTATTACAGAATTGACAGGAATGACCCGCCATCAATAGAACAGATTTTAAACTGTTGGGTTAAAAACGAAGCTGCTATTTATGATAGCAATGTAAACCATCTAAAACCAGCGCTTTATCAAACTGGCGATTTGACACCGTACAGAGAGTATCCAAGAGGATACTTAAGAAACCAACCAGAAACACAGCGCTATCAAGATCTGAAGAAAGACATTGAGGAAAATGGTTTTCGAGACCCAATTATAATTCTACTTGGTAAAAACGGAGTTGCTAAGATCGGTGAAGGAAATCACAGGCATGAAATTGCATTAGAACTTGGAATAGAAAAGACGCCAGTAAGGTTTGTTTTTTGGCAGAATGTTAGCAAACCATCAACACAAGAACTTGACAACCTCTATGGGGACAAAATACAGGAGCCGGAAGAAAAGCCCCGTATGTCTGATCAAGAATACGAAGAACTTATGGCTCTAATCTTTGGGAAGGAAAAACAATGAAACTATTACTTGAAAAATGGAATAAATATGTTGTTTCTGAAACTGTTGGTTGGCAAGGTGGAGAACCACTCACTTCTGTTCAGACAGACAATGTTTTGTTTTTGAGCACAGAAGCTGATAATCGACCGGGTTTTGATTCTTTTCTTGAAAATCAACTCTTTTCAGATGCTGACATTTATCCATTATCGGATCACATTGAAGAGTTAGTGAGGCAGGTTCCTGCTCTTAGTAGTGAAAAAATAACTTCTATTGCTGGCGTAGGATCAAAAGGCGTTGCTTTAAGGCTAAAAAATGGCAATATCTTAAAGCTTTATGTTGGCGGTTGGCTAGATCCCTTAGGCGCCGGCGAAGAAGAAGAGGAATTCTATGCTTCTGAAAAATCAAAGTTATTTGATAAATCTGGAAATATTTCTACATTACCAGTTTATGATCAGGGAACTGTTGATGTCCACGATGCAATGATAAAATACTCTGAGATGGCAGAAGTTATGCCATTTAATAAATACTTGGATTTTACAGGTCGTAACAGCGAAGAGGATTTGATAAATATAGAAGCGGCTATTGCAGCTATAAAGCGTGTTATTATAATGTATCAAATTCCAAGTTACTATGGTCCACCTGCAAACAGAGTTACTTTACCACAAAGAATTGAAAGATCTATTAGAGCAATTAGAAGGTCTAGCCTAACCGGACCAGAGGTTAAAGGGCTTGCTGTCATGCTCAAATATGTTATTACAGAATATGGCCCTGAATACTTAGAAGATTTTCACGAAGGAAACTTTGGTGTTGTTCAGCAGACAGTGGCAACAAATAAACCAGCATTTGTTCTTTTTGACCCGTAAGTCTCATTGAAAACTATTTATTGCACGGAGAAAACTTATAATGAAAGACCTTTTTGGTGGCTGGCGTGGTTTCCTCAAGACGCCCTCTGTTTTAGAAATAATCAAAGAAGACCTTATTAGAGAATTTAACCAAGCAGACAAAGAGAGTCTATTAGCAAGCGAAGCAGACTTTTCGGTTTCTTATGAAATTGAACTGGAAAGTAGGACTCCATTAGAAGGACGCGATTACGACGACTATCGTTATGATATGGAGCCAGAGCTTAACTATGAAGCAATGCGCGACTTTATCGAAGACATGGATTTTCTAGATCAGGTGCTAGAAGAAGATCTAGATAGTTTTCTTAATTATGATCTCAATATTCGAGACGTGAACGAAATGTTAACAGCATATTTTGAGTTTGTTCACGGAAGAGAGCCTGCTGGTTCGGAACAAGAAGCAATGTTGCTTGGTCTTGCTATGGATTATAACGAATCCATAAAAGACACATACGAACAATTTATCAATGCCATCTCATCGGTTGGAAAAGTAAACAAGCGCCAGCGCGGGGCAAAGATGGAGTGGGCCAAAAAGACAGGTCAATTTTTGAAAAAAGCGTTTGATTATGAAGACGACCCAGCACAACAAGATTTATTCCCGGATGCTGATGTCCGTGGGCAGAAAATGGTGGACTGGATTACGAAAAATCTTTTTGATTTAGAAGATCCAGGCGCTGCGCAAAAACGCGGTGAAGTTGGGATAGTTACTCTTCTTAGAAATGTTTATTCTAGTTTTTATTCGATTGGCGAACTCGAAGATGAGGTCGGAGAATTTTATAATGACTTTGCAAATAGCGGTGGCCGCTGGACGTATGTTAGTGGAGCTAGTGCAATTGGTTCTCCAAACGATGTGTTTAGAAATAAACTTTCTTATGTTTTAGCTGAAATGGTTGATAAAAAAGCAGAAGAAAAAGCAGATGAAAGGATGCGAGATACATTAGAAGATCCAGAGTCATTTTTAAGAGACATTTATACAGATTATGAATTTGAAGAAAGATTTATGACCCAACCAGAACCAGAAGAGGAAGAAGAAGATGATTTGGACCTTCTTCGTGAGCATCTTCCTAACTTTATGGCAAGATATGAGAACGTTCTAAAATTTGAAGAAGATGCGTCTCTACAAAATGGTGTTGAGTTCTCTATGGATAACCCTCCTTATCTTACTGGTCTTAATGAAGCTATTGAATTTCTTAAAATATTCTTTGAGGATTTCAATAACCAGACCAACTGGGTTATGTCTGATCGAACTGGCCTTCATACAAACGTAGGCTACATCCCAACTGTCGCACATGAAGACAGAGACCTGTTCAAAGGAATGCTTTTCCTAAACGACGATATGGCCAAAAGAGGCTTCGAGAAGCGCAAAAACTCTCGCTGGGCTATGGACATTAAGAGAGACGCTTTGGATATGGTTTCCAAAGGCTTTGGTGATGCTAAGGTAAACATCGGAGAAATAATCAAAGATGAAGAGAAAATGGAAGAGCTAAGGCAGCGACTCTCCAATTCAGTAGAAAATTCCGTTCAAGGAAAATATGTCAAGTATCTCGGTATGAACATCACTTATTTAGAAAATATGGATTATATTGAATTTAGATATCCTGGGCAAGACGAACCAACTTATCAGAGTATGGTTAACGCTACCCTTTACTATGCCCACCTTATAAAAACAATCAATGACGAAGACTACAAGAAAAAGGAATACATTACAAAACTTGTTGGTTTCTTCAACAACCTTCGTGCCAAAGATCTAGAAACAGACAGACAAGATCTAAAAACTGCTAGAAAGTTTTTCAACCTTCCTCTCGGCACACAGTTTGTCTATGCACCAGATACGAGTATTGGCTCACCATCAGCAAATGATGGTTTAAGGGCTTGGATTAAAGTTTATTATGAAAATGAATTAAAGCCGGAACTTCTAAAGAAAGCAGGGCCGGATGGTGTTGTTCAGTTTAATCAAATGAACATTACAATTGGTGAAGTACCTGATAAATTGGAAAGTCTGATCTTTAGCCAACTCGGCTATGGCGTTAGAATTCCTATTTTTTATGATGGGTTAAAGAAAAAATTAAACAGACCTGACCTTAAAGGAAAAGATAAATATCTCATTAAGTGGATTTTTCCAAGAGAACAGAAAAGCGGAAAGCCAGACTTTAGGGTAGCAACTCAAAGTATGGGAATTTTTGTAAGAAGTTTAAACAAATTTCATCTATCAGATCCAGAATATGCTATTAAGAAGTCAGGTATGGAAGTTGACTTGAGCGACCCCCTTGAACTACCTGAAATGGGTTACAAGGCTCTGCAAGCGATTCGCGACTTAGGTTGGAGGAGAATGGCGGATAAACAAGACGAAGGCGAAGAACTTGACGAACTCAAGTTCACGTTTGCTTCCATGAATAATCCTGTCTATGTTAAATTCCTAAGATGGTACAAAGAGCAATACAGAAAGTGGAAGCGTGGCGATCTTGAATATATGATATCTGGGGGTGAGTGATGGCTGTTTGTAAACTGCAATATTACCAGTCTTATTTTTCTTATTACACCAATCAAACCTCTAATAATGCTTCGGTCAATACTTACTTCAATCCATTTGACGATCAGCATTATAGTGGTGGTGTGATCAATAGTGCTTACGCACCTGTCTCTTCCGACGATATTTCATACGATTCTAGCACTGGTAGGGTAACTTTTTCTAATAGTGGAACTTACGCAGTTATTTTTAATCCTTCTTTAAACCTAATCGCTGATGGCGGCTCTGGTCAAGGTTTTGTTGACGCAAGAATAGCTGTAAATGGTTCTACTGTTCTTGATGCCTCCGGTAACAATTATTATCACAATACCTCTCTGACTCCTAGACAGCATGTATTTTCGTGTTTAGTGGAAGTTGATTCTGATGATTATTTAGAGGTTTTTGTAAGAACGATAACAACTTCTAGAGCACTAAACTCTAATAGTGGCACTTCTTTAGCAATTTTTAGAGTTGTTGGTTCTTATGGTCACATAAAGTACACTGGAAACGATAATGGCAGCAATACTAGTGTTTTAATAGGCGATAATATTGGTGCTGGTAAAGTTACTGTGTTAACAGGAAGTGCGATGACATATTCTTCAAATGTGTTTACACCTCCTTCTGGTGCGAAAAAATACTTAATGTTTTCATCAATTTCAGCGCAGCAGCAAACAGGTGGCACTGAAATACCACTAGATATTGATATGTTAGAAGGAGGAAGCGAAATTGGAGACTCCACACTAAGTGTTCAGAGTAACCAAGATCCTTATGTTTTAGCCTTCTCATTACTAAATGAGTTTGATGGCACACAAACCGCTATCTCAAGAATCACGACACCAGCTACTAATAGTTTTATTTTGAATAAGGCAACTACATTTAGTTTGATAGATATTTCTACTGAAGAAGCAGTAACGGGTGCTTTTCTTAGTCTATCCTGCAATAACGACTCTAATGGCTTAGGAAGTGGAGATCAAAATTGCTTTGATGACAGTAATTGGACAAGTCTTTCTGTTACAAACCATGTAACGGCGAGTGGGATCACTTATACTTCCTCTAATGGAAAGTTTACAGTCGAGAACGCGGGCATTTATTTGTTTATTTGCCACCTAGTGGTTGACCACACAACAACGTCAGACATTTCATTCTATGTTAAACAAGAAGGAACGGAAATTTATAGCAATGCTTACAGTCTAAACCCTAACTGGACCCCTAGAGATCTCTCAATTGCAATTGTTGTAAATTGCTCTGCTAGTGATGAATTTGAATTCGGCATAAAAGGCGGGGCGGCGGGCACGATTTTTAATGCAGGTAGTTCAATTTCGATCTTTAAAATAAATTATGGAACTCTTCCTGCATTAGATTTAAGTGGTCGCGGGCTCACTCTAGCAACGGAAACCACCCCGCAAGCACAGATCGCAGACGATTTTGACCTAAAAACCTTCGACATCGACACTCTAACGCCCCAAAGAAGCCGCTTGACCGACCAAGTTCCGTTTGTTTTAGGTGTTCCAGGCCCACTTTCCCTTCGTGGTCGCTGTTTTGGTGGAACAGAAGAGCCTCCAATCGTCAAACCGGGCGATAAAAAGAACTAAAAATGTTCATTGAAAGCGAAACTTTCGGAAAAAAAGACAAATTTAAGGTTGGAGATCTCGTTTGGTGGAATAAAATTGGTAAAAATATGTCTGGTGTCGTGCAAAATCTATTTTTGAAAGATGTCGGAGGTCGAAAAGTTGCTTTTGCGATAGTTTTAGACTTCAATGACCAGACACACAAAGAAATTTTGTGTATAAACTTGAAAAAAATGCCTTATCAAACAAATACAATGGAAGAAAACTAATTATTACAATGAAATATCGCATCATCAACAACTCCAATCTTGATATGAACGGAATGAAACCACTTTTGAACAGTTTTCTTCCGTTTGCGCGTCAAAAAATGGGCTTTTCTAAGCCTGTTTGCATAAAATTCGTTCACGACGATCAAAATGCAGCAAACCCACTTGGAAAAACTGCCTTTTATGACCCAAATGACTACTCAGTGACGCTTTTCACGACTGGAAGACACCCAAAAGACATTATGAGGTCGCTTTCGCATGAGTTGGTGCATCACAAGCAAAACTGCGATGGAAAATTTGATCAAAAGCCTACTTATGGCGAAGATTATTTCCAAAATGACGATTATTTGAGAGAAATAGAGCGCGAAGCCTATGAAAAAGGAAATATGTGCTTTAGAAACTGGGAAGAACAGTACAGAGCACAGTTGCAAGAATCTACTTATTACCAAAAAGGAGAAACCAAAATGAAACTCAACGAGTGGAAGAACAAGGAAATGTTCGAGCGTCTTACCGAGGCTTACGGCTACGGAAAGATGAAGGAAGAAGAAGTAGTTGAAGAGTCAAACTGCATGGGAGAAGGCGAACTTGGCGAGTCAAACTGCATGGACGAGGGCATGTGCCCTACATGCGGTATGAGACCTTGCGGCTGCCCTATGATGGAAGAGGAAGCCAAGCCAGATTTCCTAGATCTTGATAAGGATGGCAACAAAGAAGAGCCAATGAAGGATGCTGCTGCTTCTGCAAAGAAGATGAGCGAGTCCCAAATTCGTTCCCTTGTTCGCGAAGCCCTCAAGAGAACACTCGCCAAGTAAGGAACAACAAAATGACCTCTATTCTTTCCGAAGGTGGTGTCGCTGGACATATGAACCACCTTTATGACAACCCAGAATTAACATTTGCAGAGATGAAAAACATCTTTCAAGCAGCCTCAAGTGGAGAACTTGATGGAACAGAGAAGACTGATGGCCAAAACCTTCAGTTATCCTACGATGTTAAGACTGGAACTGCCCGTGCTGCCCGAAACAAGGGCAACATTAAGAGTGGAGGTCTAACTGCTGCCGGTCTTGCTGAGAAATTCGGAGGTCGTGGACCACTAGAAAAAGCTTTTACCGAAGCATTTGCTGCTTTTGAGCAAGTTGTTAGTCAAATGTCAGAGGAAGAGCAGATCGAGATCTTTGGCCCAAACACAAATATCTACTACAACGCTGAGGTTCAGGATCCAAGATCCGCTAATGTTATCAACTATGACCTTCCCACTTTGACTATTCACCGAGTTGGGCATAATGAATATGACCGTGAGACGGGTACCCCAACAGGAAGGGATGTTTCCTCTAACGCTTTTAAGTTAGCAAATGCCTTAGAAAGCCAACAAACAGGAAGAGAGGTCGGAAAGTTCCTTGTTCAAATGAACGCTATTCGTAAGTTAAGCGCTTTGAGCGATGACAAAGCAGTTGCTGTCGCCAACGCTCGCCTTGAAAAAGTTATTTCTGATGCTGGAATCTCTGACAACCAAACTGTCGCTGAATATATGGTTTCTCGCGTAAGCGATATGGTTGATAAGAGAATAGACCTACCATTAGACGTTAAAAAAGAACTTATGAAGCGCATTTTTAAGGAAGAAGGTGCGAGTCTTGTAAAGGTTCGCAAGTTAATCCCGGCTGGTGATACCCAGATGCGCAAGGCTGTTGACGAGTTAGTCAAGGCTGCTGGAAATTTGAAGAAGGCTGCTATTTCTCCAGTGGAAGAGATCGTGCACGACTTCTCTGTAGAGATGCTTAAAGGGCTTGAGAGCGCGTTCATTTTAGATAACAAGGCAGAGGTCGGAAGACTTCGTGCGGAACTTCAGAAGGCTATTGAGGCTATTGAGGCGAGTGGTTCTGATGAGGCTATGGCGATCCTACAGAAGCAGATGAGCAAACTCAAGTCTATCGAAGGTGTCTCAACAGCAGCCGAAGGTTTTGTATTTGATTATGATGGTGTAACCTATAAGTTCACAGGAAACTTTGCACCAATGAACCAGTTGCTCGGACTTTTCAAATATGGTCGTGGTAATGTTCCCGCTCTCCGCAAGTTGGACGAGGAAGAACAGACCGGAGGACAGACAGTTGCGGTTGTTCCTGGGGCCTTTAAGCCTCCTCACAGGGGTCATCTTGAAATGGTCAAACATTACGCAAATCTTGCTGACAAGGTTGTTGTTATGGTTTCACCACTTCCAAGAAGAACACCAAGTGGTCGCGATATTGATTTTAGTGTTTCTAAGGCAATTTGGAATTTATATTTAAGAGATGCTGGACTTTCTAACAAAGTTGAAGTTATTCGATCTCCTGTAAATTCTCCGGTTTCAGCAACTTACCAGTTTGTTGCAAACGAGGACAACAAACCAGAGATGGCTCAGCCGGGTGATATTGTTATTCCTGGTTGCAGCACTAAGGGCGGTGACGAGGCTCGTTTCAAGGCTAACTTTGAAAAGTATGCCCGTGAAGGTGTTATGATAGAGGATCCTATTAGTTGTGCCTTTGTCGCGTCCTCTGATGACGCTCTGAGCGCTCGTGATTTTAGGGCGGCTCTTGATGCCGGCGCTGGCTTAGAAGACTTCATACCGGACGAGACGAGCCCTGAGGAGGTTCTTTCTATCCTGGGTGTGGAGCCTGGACCGGAAGTGCCTTTGGATGAAATGTCCTCTATGGCTGCTGGGTCTGTCGCTGGCTACTCTGGAAGCCCTGTTAGAAAGAGAACTGACGAGGTTGTTGAAGAGGTTCTAAACTATTTAATAAGTAAGGGAGTCTTAAAATGAAAGACAGAAACGACTTTATTGCTGAGCAACTTTTAAGAGAAAATATCAGAAAGGCTTTAACAACTGTTAAGACCAAGAAGGCCCAAAAGGCACTCAACGAAGAGACTGAACTTCGTGGTGTTATTCGTAAGCTTCTAAAAGAAAAGATTGCTGTTGGCGATGAAGTCCCTCATCAGAAGACTGGAATCAACAAACTAAGGGACACTCTTAAGAAAATTGTTCCACAGATCCGTGATGACTATTTGAACTTAACCACTGACGAGTCTCAGAGAAAGTCTTATATCGCTCACCTTGTTAATGGTATTGATAATCTATTAGCACCTATTAACACTAATATAGATGCTCCTGAGCCAAGTGACAAGCAAGATCTTGAAGAAGAGATCGAGATCAGTGTTAGTGATGAAAAAGCTGCTGATGACGAAAACTTCATTGATATTGGAGATGATATTCTTCCATCTGGTGAAGAAGAGGAAGATGAAGAAGGAATTGAAATTTCCGATGAAGAAGAATTAGTAACTCGTGGTTTAGATACTGATGAAAATGATGAAACTGGAAGAAATGCTGCTATTGAAACTTTCAAGCAAATCCAGTCTGCTATTGTTACTGACTTTAGTGTATTAGCAAATGATGAAGATCGTGAGATCTATCATGACTATCTAAAAACTAATATTCTTCTTTGGAGAGATAGATTTGAAGAAGTCCTTACAAAGAACTTACCTGAACCTACAACACCAGAATATGAAGAAGAGAAGGCTGGTGTTCAACCAGGAGAAGATAAAGAAGATACTGGTGGAGAAGATAATTTAGAAGATCTATTAGAGATTATAGATTTATAATATGTCTTGGAAGAGAAAGAAAGAGAGGAAAGGACGCAATACCTACTATAGTCTAAGTAAGAAGTTGCGTCAAGAGAAAAGATCAAATGATGAATTCGAGACTATGCTCTCTTCTCTGAGTTTAGAAGAAGTTATTGGACTCAAGCTAGAACTCTCTACAAAACCAGTTAATAGCAGACTCTATGGAATTCCTATCTGGTTTAGCTTGACAGACATAGTTAAGGACGCTATATTTAAGTATGCTTACTCTGCTACTAGGACGCAAGTAGAGACAATGCAGTTTTTAGGATTGAGACACAACGATTTTCATACTTACAAAAATAAGTATGATCCAGTTTCTTACTTTGAGGATTAGGGGGGTGCACTGGATTCGACAGGGTAAATGAAGAGAATAGTGCAGGCAGTCGTGATGACTCAAAAAATCAAAAACAAATTAGTTGCCAACAACAACGCACACTTTGATTCCGTCCGCCTAGCGGCTTAATCAAGGAGGCTGATCAGAGCCTTCTATCCAATCTGGTCAACACAACAGACAAGTTGTAAAAATCAAAACAATTCAACGCAACAGGGCGGTGAGCGTTGATTTACAACCGCCTACCTTCTCTAGTTTGGATGGTAAAAACTAGACAAGCCTGTGGATGACTTGAATTGAATTTTATTCTGGACGCGGGTTCGATTCCCGCCACCTCCATTTCTGTCTTTTCTCTAACAGAAAACTATTTATGAAAGTAAGACAGGGAGGATTCATGTCATGTCTAAAGATGTTATGGACAAAGTTTGGAAAGTCTTCACAGTTGTCCTCGGTGTTGTGGTAGTTCCACTCGCAGGTTGGGTTTGGAACACCAACATTATGGTTCACGAAATAACCAACGATCTTGGTGATGCCGAGAAGACCATTGAAAGCTTAGAAAACAAAGTCAAAGAAGCTGATGGAAACACGAAAGCCATCATTTCCATCGAAAAAGACATCGAGTACATGAAAACAACCCTCGAAAGAATTGAGAGGTTTGTAACACAATGATTGAAACCTGGAGCTTGCTTTTCATCTTAGCCGAAGAGCCAAAAAATAAAGTTTTTCTTGTTCAGGATGGTGATCTACAAGAAGAGCTTGCCGAAGGCATTGAAGAGTGTCACGAAGAGGTCGAGTCAGCTTACAGAAATGTTAAAGACCTCAGAACATCAATGTCTGGTCTTGAGTTCTTTATGAAAGACAGATTTCTTAAAGATGAATTCTGCTCTAATATTGAGTGGGAACAGCCAAGCATCGATATTTACAAAGACGAACCAAAGTCCTATCTTCCAGAAGAGTGTCAGAAAGTTCTTGACGAATCAGAGCCAATAGACTAAACTCTTATTAGGAACATAGAATGAAATTCATGAAACAACTAGCCAAGCAGTATTTTGGTTTCCTTTTGGGACTTGTACTTGGCTCGGTTGTTGCAACTTTGACCACTTATGTCTTTTTTGCTTTTTACTACGGAGATATTCCAAAGGTCAATGTTGAAGAGTTTCAGGAATTCCAAGAATGCTTGTTAGATGAGGAATAGATGGGAAAGACAGTAGTAGTTTCAGGAGGTTTCGATCCAGTCCATGTTGGACACCTCCGCATGATGCAAGAAGCAGCAAAACACGGCGAGCTTATTGTGGTTATCAACTCGGATCCATGGCTCATGAGAAAGAAGGGTTTTATTTTTATGCCCTTTTCAGAGAGGGCTGAGATCATTTCTGCTTTTGAGTGCGTTTCAAGGGTCGAAGTAGCACTAGACAGCGACAACACCGTTTGTCAGTCGCTTCGTGTAATAAAGCCTGACATTTTTGCTAATGGTGGAGATAGAACACCCGGCAGAGTCCCAGAGCAGGATGTGTGTGAAGAACTAGGAATCGAGATGCTTTGGAATGTTGGAGGCGGCAAGGTTCGCAGTTCATCGACTCTCGTAAGAGAAGCAACAGACAATAAGAGAAAGTTAGATCTAGCACATTTTAGAGAGACAACCGCTATTTAGAAACTTTCGGAGCCCGCCTAAACATAGGCGGGTTTCGTTGTTTAACACTACTTACTATGAGCCTGATGAGGGCTAAACGAGGTACTACTCAGTATGGCAAAAAAAACCTATGTGCTTGACACAAGCGCATGTTTGACAGATGCAGACTGCATCTTTAACTACGCAAATAACGATATCATTATTCCGTTAAAAGTTCTTCAAGAAATAGATAAACACAAGAAGAGACAGGATAGCGTCGGTATCAACGCAAGAATGATTATTCGTTCCCTTGACGAACTGCGCACCAAAGGTTGCTTACAGAAAGGCGTCAGGCTTGGTAAGGGAAAAGGAATTCTAAAAGTTGCTGGTGGGAACCCAGATGTTCTACCATCCGATCTCGACTCTAGTGTCCCTGACCATGAAATTATTTCTACTGCTCTGCACGAAGACGCCACTAACGGAAGCAGAAAAACTGTTCTTGTAAGCCGCGATATTAACATGCGAGTTATTTGCGATTCGCTTGGAATAACGAGTGAGGACTATACCGAGAACGAGGTCATCAAGCGGGAGTCGGATTTTTATTCAGGTTTCACGACTATTCTTGTAGATGACCAAACCATAGACCAGTTCTATGATGGCAGCAAGATCAAAGTATCCGAAGAAGAAAATCGCGGTTTGTTTCCTAACGAGTTCGTCATGTTGGTTTCCAGTTCCAACGATAAGAAAACAGCACTTTGTAGGTTTATTGACTACCAGTTTCCTCTAATGCCTGTGGTTCAATTCAAACAAGGACTTTGGGGTGTAAAAGCAAGAAACAAGGAACAAATGTTTGCCCTTGATCTTCTAATGGACCCAGAAGTCCAAGTTGTCTCACTCGTCGGTAAAGCCGGCTCTGGTAAGACCCTAATAGCAATTGCGGCTGGGTTAGAACAGGTTATGAGCACAATAGATGTTAAGTACGGACTAAAAGAAGGAACTTCTAATGATGTCTGCTACAAGCGTCTTGTCGTGTCTCGTCCAGTTATGCCCATGGGTAAAGACATTGGCTTCCTTCCAGGCACAATGGAAGAGAAGATGGCTCCATGGCTCGCTCCCGTGCAAGACAATCTAAAGTTCCTAACTGGCGACGATCAAACAACGCTTGACGAGTACATGCAACGTGGTCTTATTGAAATGGAAGCGCTAACTTACATTCGTGGTCGCTCCATCGCCAACGCCTTCATCGTCATCGACGAGGCACAGAACCTTACAGCACATGAGGTCAAAACTATTTTGACCCGCGTTGGTGAAGGCACAAAGATCGTCCTAACTGGCGACATTGAGCAGATCGACAACATTTACATCAACGAAATGTCGTCTGGCCTCACACATGCAGTAGAAAAAATGAAAGAGTTTGGCATTACTGGACACGTTACTTTGAAGAAGGGCGAGCGTTCAGAAGTTGCCACACTTGCAGCGAAAGTATTATAAAACTTGACAAGATAAAAATAGTTTATTATATTGTTAGAAAGGAGCAAAAATGCTGACAAAAGAGACACTCAGCAAACATGAAACCAACCCAACATTAAAGGCACCGGTCGTCCCAAACACACAGATGAAGGAATGGCTGGTAAACTATGTCGGAGAACACTTCGCAGCCGAGAAGGAACGCTTTGAGGAGGCGATGGGACAAGAATTTAAGTGGGACGGCTCGGTGACCGTTGAAATGGTTGCAGAACTGATGATCCGAGAGTTCCCAGAGTTTATGCTTGCCGTCGCCGAAGAAAACTTTATGAGAGGCTATCGTCAGGCTCTATCGGATGTAGAATACACAGAAGACCTTGAAAGGCACTTCGTTGGAGCAGAAGATGGGCAGCAAGGATAAGATACAAAAGATCATCGAAAACTCTTTGCAGAACTTCAACAGGACACAGAGAGAATATTCGATTCTTGGCAAGATGTTCTACCTCCAACAACATTTCCACGGAGAGGTAGAGGTTGATAAGGTCATCGAAAAGATAGAAAGGATGATGCCTCCACACCTCTTCGACGAAATAGATATGGTTATAGTTGATGACTATGACTTCCTCCGCGAGAGAGAACTGGAAGCGCTCTACAAGGACGGAGCCATCTACTTAACCCCTTTCCTTTACACCGATCGCGATGTCATAGAAAACATCATCCACGAGGTTTCCCACTCTATTGAGGAGCGCCTTGGCAGGATCATCTACGGAGACGGAAAGTTAAGAAAGGAGTTCCAGATCAAGAGAGATACTTTAGTTCGCCACCTCGACGCACACGAGTACGACACAAGCGGGTTAGATTTTGAAGATGTAGAATACAACCTTGCATTTGACGAGTTTTTACATAAAGAGGTTGGCTACGCAAACTTGAGAAACTTTACAGAAGGTGTTTTTCACCGCCCATATGCAGCAACAAGTTTGAGAGAATATTGGGCAGCGGGCTTTGAAGACTATTTTATCGGAGACGCCGAAGAAGTCGCCCGTCTAAGCCCGGTACTATTTAGTAAAATAGAGGAGGTTGTTTCGTATGAGGATTGAAAAGTTTGAAGTAGAGGAGAAGGACAACAAGATTCATGTATTCGTTCAGATACCACATTCCAGTCAAAACAGAAATATTGAGCGTTTCCGCTGCAAAACTAGTGACGTTCTAGCCATACTTGAAGAGAAGGGTGTTGAGGTTGGAGAGTGTGTTTCGTCCGCAGAACTAAAGAACTGGAGAGACTATTCCCGTAGAGGAACTTGGGTTTTTGAAAAGAAAGTTGAAAAAGTGCTTGACCCAGACCCAGAACCGATTATAATAGAAGAAGAGAAACCAGTGCCGGCTCGTAAGAGGCGCACTAGATCTTCAACCACGAAGGTCTCTACTGAGGAATAATTGGCCCACGTTTCGTATTCAGAGATTAAGATTTGGCACGAGTGCCCCTACAAGCATAAACTACAATACATTGACAAGATCGCAGGCTTCAAAGGCAACCTGCACACCGCCTTTGGAACTGCGATTCACTCCGTTTGTGAGCACGGTCTCCTAGACGAAAACCTAGACCGAGGCGCACACTTCTTAAAGGAGTTCGCAAAAGAGGTTGCCTCCCTGGAAGAAAAGGAAGTTGTTATTGAACTCGATCTCAAAGAGCAGATGATGGGACAGTACAAGCCCATTGTCGATTCTTTCCGTGACGAACTTGACAACTACTTTGAGGACTGTGAAGTCGTCGCAACCGAAGAGCAGCTTTATGAGGACATTGAGGGCGAAAACATGAAGTTTAAGGGCTTCATTGACCTCGTTGTAAAGACAAACGATGGAAAGTACCACATCCTTGACTGGAAGACCTGTTCCTGGGGTTGGGACTCCAAAAAGAAGGCTGACAAGATTATTAACTATCAGCTTACCCTCTACAAGTATTTTTGGGCAAAAAAGCATGGAGTGCCGCTTGATATGGTTGAGACGCACTTCGGGCTTCTCAAGCGAACCGCAAAGAAGAACAACACAGAGATTTTCAGGGTTACAAGTGGAAAGATAAAAATGAAAAATGCCTTGACATTTCTTGATAAGGCAGTTAAGAATATAAAAAGGAACATGACCATCAAGAATCGTCTTTCTTGCAAGGGTTGTGCGTTTTATAAAACGGAACATTGCCGTTAGAGGTTTAGATGAGTGAAAAGAAGACGATCCTAGTTATCTCGGATCACCCGTTAGCGCCCTCTGGTGTTGGAACACAGACGAACTACATTATCCAGACACTATTGAGAACCGGTCGCTACAAGTTTATTTGTTTAGGTGGTGCGGTAAAGCATCAGAACTACCAGCCCCAGAACATCCAGGGAGACGCATGGGATGACGGCGATTTCGTCGTGCATCCCGTTGACGGTTATGGAAATGCTGACATTATTCGTTCAGTCCTATGGACGGAGAAGCCAGATATGCTTTGGTTTATGACCGACCCGCGTTTCTACAACTGGCTTTGGCAGATTGAAAACGAGATTCGTGCCCTCGTCCCAATGGTCTATTACCATGTTTGGGACAACTACCCACCGCCAAAGTTCAATGCAAAGTGGTATAACTCAACAGATGTCATCGCATCTATTTCCAAGGTCACGCACGACATTGTAAGCCAGGTCGCCCCGGATGTTGAGAACCACTACATCCCTCACGCGGTCAATGGCGAGATCTTCCGTAAGTTGGACAGCGAGGTCATTGAGGAGTTTAAGAACACAAACTTCCCAGACCACAACGACCGGATGATCTTTTTCTGGAACAACCGTAACGCCCGCCGCAAGCAGTCCGGCACGCTCATCAACTGGTTCAACAAGTTCGCCGAGCGAGTTGGTCCAGACAAGGTTTGCCTCATTATGCACACCGATCCAAAGGATCCAAATGGTCAGGATCTAGAGGTCATCCTCAAGGACTACGACATTGCCGACGGTCGCATTGTTATCTCCAGAAACAAGATGCCAGCCGAAGGTCTTGCTTTAATGTATAACATGGCTGACTGCACCATCAACATTTCAGATGCCGAAGGCTTTGGTCTTGCCACCCTTGAGTCTCTTTCTTGTGGAACTCCCATCATCGTCAACATGACCGGTGGACTACAGGAGCAGGTCACGGACGGAGAGGAGTGGTTTGGTATTGGCCTTGAGCCGTCCTCTAAGGCCCTTATCGGCTCACAGACAGTTCCATACATCTACGAGGACCGTTTGAGCGAGGAACAAGTTGTAGGGGCCTTAGAGCGCTTCTACAACCTATCACAAGAAGAGCGTGATGCAATGGGCGAGAAGGGTATGGCTCATGTCCAGGCTAACTACAACTTTGAGGACTTTACGACTCGTTGGGTTGAACTAGTTGACGACATTGTTGAGCGTCTTGGATCATGGGAAAACAGAAAGGGCTACAAGGCTTGGGAACTTAAGGAGGCAATGTGAAAAAGACAGTTTTAGTAAGAGGGCCGGCCCTCACACAGTCAGGCTACGGCGAGCACACCCGCTTTGTTCTTCGCGCCCTAAGGATGCGAGAGGACGAGTTTGACATCCACATCCTTCCCACAAAATGGGGAGAGACTGGCTGGCTCGCTATTCCAGGCGAGGAGCGAGAGTGGATCGATCAGCAGGTAAACAAGGCAACAGTCCATCTCCATCAGAATCTTCCTTACGACATTTCTGTCCAAGTCACCATCCCCAATGAGTGGCAAAAGATGGCAGCGGTCAACATCGGTGTCACAGCGGGCATCGAGACAAACAAGGTCGCCCCTGTGTGGATCCAGCAGGCCAACCTGATGGACAAGATCATTACGATTTCTGAACACTCCAAGGCCGGCTTTGGTGCAGTCTATTCAGGCCAGCACCCGCAGACCGGGCAGCAGATTCATCTTGCTAACCAAACTCCTGTGGAGATCGCTCACTACCCAGTAAAGACTTTTGACGAACTACCTGAACTAGACCTAAACCTTGAGCACGACTTCAACTACCTTGCAGTCGCCCAATGGGGTCCACGAAAGAATATCCAAAACCTTATTCGTTGGTTTGTAGAAGAGAACCACGACGAGGAAGTTGGTCTTATTGTAAAGATGAGCTTAAAGAATAATTCTGTTGTCGACCGCGAGTTTGCCCTCCAGCAAATCGAAAACTCTATCCCCGTTATCCCCGACCGCAAGTGCAAGGTCTACCTTCTACACGGGGACATGTCTGAGAGCGAAATGCATGCCCTCTACAAGCATCCTAAGGTCAAGGCAATGGTTTCGCTCACTCACGGCGAAGGCTACGGTCTACCCCTATTTGAAGCCGCCTACAGCGGTCTTCCTATTATTGCCCCTGGCTGGTCTGGTCAGTGCGACTTCCTTTACATGCCATGGGAGTCCAAGTCAAAGAAGAATAAGGACAAGAAGAAGGCGATGTTTGCCGAGGTTGATTTCACTCTTGGGCCTGTCCCTGACGCTGCTCTGTGGCAAGGCGTCATTGAAAAGGGGATGTCTTGGTGCTACCCAACCGAGGGCTCTTTCAAGCTTCGCATGCGCCAAGTCCGAAAGAACTATGATAAGTGGCGGGCAAAGGCCGAGGAACTTCAGGCTTGGGTTTGCGAAGAGTTTGCTTGGGATAAGAAGCATGAGGAACTTTCTATATCTATTTGGGATAGAAAAGAGTATATTAAACTTCAGGAAGAAATTGATAGTTTATTAGAAGATCTACTATGAAACCTAAAATTTATTTCATCGCGGACATGTTTGCAGAAGATTATATTGGAGGAGCAGAGCTAACAACTAAAGCCATTATGCAGGCGTGCAAGAACTATGAAATTGAAAAAATACATTCTCATAAGTTAACTCTAGAAATTTTAGAAAATAATAAACAAAATCATTTTATTGTTTGTAATTTTTCAAATTTAGATGATAAGAATAAGATTTATATGTGCAAAAACAATCATTACTCTATTATTGAGTATGATTACAAATTTTGTAAATATAGATCAACTGTTAAACACAAGCAGGCTGAAGGGATTGAGTGTAATTGTGTTGAACAAATGCATGGAAAGATCAATAGTGCTTTTTATGGATATGCTTCAAAAATATGGTTTATGAGTCAAGAACAGAAAAACATATTTATAGATAATGTTGTGACAATAAAGAAAGAAAATTGTAGTGTGCTAAGTTCAGTTTTTTCAGATGGAGATCTTAGATTCATTCAGTCGTTAAAAGACAATGAAAAAAATGATAAGTATTTAATCTTAGATTCTAACTCATGGATTAAAAACACTACAGGATGTATTGAATATGCAATCAGTAACAATTTAGGCTATGAGCTAATAAAGAACTTGCCTTATCATGAGCTTCTGATTAAGATGTCTACATCAAGAGGCTTGATCTTTATGCCAACAGCCCCAGACACTTGTCCAAGATTTGTTATAGAAGGCAAGCTTCTAGGACTAAAACTACATTTAAATGATTTTGTTCAGCATAAAGACGAATCTTGGTTTTTAAATCCAGAAAGCACCTATGAATATTTGATTAAAAGAGTAGAATATTTTTGGAGTTTTTATGAATAAAAAAACTTTGGTAGTTATGGGAAATGGACCATCTTTAAAAGATATTGATTTTTCACTTTTAAAACATGTTGATACATTCGGACTTAATTCGGCTTATAGAGCATATCGCAGAATGGACTGGTGGCCAACATATCATGGATGTTTTGATTATAGAGTTACAGACAACCACAAGGAAGAGTTTATTAACTTGATAGACTCTAAAAAAATACAAAAACATTTCTATATTAGAAACATTAGTTCTGCATCTAATTTTCAGTTTGTTAATCTTCTAGCTTATGGTTCTACAGATAAGACAAACAATTCTATCCAAGACTTCAATAATTTTCATGATAATGGAAATTCTGGAGCGAATGCCTGTTCTGTAGGGATATGCTTAGGGTACAAAAAGATAATACTGCTTGGTGTTGATTGCAATTATATTGAATTTGTAGATGGATGTAAAAAAGACGGACCAGGAGGTCTAGTGATGGAAAAAACACCAGACAAAAATCCAAACTATTGGTTTGATGACTATCAGCAAAAAGGCGATGAATATAATGTACCTGCTGGACTCTCTTTCCATATGCCTACATGGAACATGTTAGCTTATAGAGCAGCGCACGCAGGTGTTGAAATTATTAACTGTAGTCCCATTACAAATCTTAGATGTTTTAGGAGAATAAACTTACTGGAAGCGTTAGATGAATAAAATATTTTCAAAAATAATTCCTAATAAGTTAATACACACTGTTTTTAAAACAAAAGACATACAAAATAGAATTGATATTTGTCCTCCTGAGCAGTTCCTTCAGTTAGCAGTACTGAGAATGGATAAAGGTAAAACTTTCAAGCCTCATAAACATATATTTAAAAAAGGTGAAGAAAATGTAATTGCTCAAGAGTCATGGACAGTTATTCAAGGATCAGTTAAAGTTTTTTTATATGATCTTGATGACACGATTGTATATACTGATATCCTTAAGCCAGGAGACTGTTCTATAACTTTTTACGGTGGACATAACTATGAAATTTTAGAAGATAACACTTTGGTTTATGAACACAAAACAGGTCCGTACAAAGGACAAAAATTGGATAAAAAGTTTATATGATAAAGGTAAATATTGGCTGTGGTTGGAGAAACTTCGGTTCAGAATGGATTCACATTGATGGTGGAGATTATTCTCATTTAGATTACAGAACAGATAGATTACAAGACTTAAGTTTTTTTAAAAGTTGTACCATTGACCTAATTTATTCATCACATGTGATTGAATACTACGATCGAGAAAAAATTAAAGACGTGCTGAAAGAGTGGAAAAGAGTTTTAAAACCTGGCGGTGTTATAAGAATTGCCGTGCCAGATTTTGAGGTATTAAGCTATCTATATTCCACAAGACAAGTAAAACTATCTCAAATTATTGGACCTCTTTATGGGAAGATGGAAATGGGAGATAAAGAAATATTTCATAAAACGGTGTATGATTTTGATAGCTTAAAAGATGTTCTAGAGGATGTTGGTTTTCATAGTGTCACGCGTTATGACTGGAGAGAGACCGAGCATGTAAGATACGATGATCATTCTCAAGCATATATTCCTCATATGGACAAAAACAACGGTACACTCATCAGTCTAAACGTCGAGGCATACAAAAAATGAATTTTGATGTCGTAACACAGTTTGAAGATAAGGTAGCAAATTATTTTGGCTCTCCTTTTGCAATAGCGGTTGATTCATGTACTCATGGATTAGAAATATGTTTGAGATATAAAAACATTAAAAAACTTGTAGTTCCTAAGAGAACTTACATTTCTGTTCCATTTTTAGCAAATAAGCTCAATATTGATTTAGAATGGAAAGAAGAATCTTGGACCGATTTTTATGAGATTGGGGATACAAAAATATTTGACGCCGCTGTATTATGGCGTTATAATAGTTATGTATCTGGAACAATGATGTGTCTTAGTTTCCAATATCGAAAGCATCTTAGTCTTGGCAGAGGGGGAATGATATTACTGGATGACCCTACGGCTGCGATAGAGTTAAAGAAGATGTCTTACGACGGAAGGCTTCCAGATATCCCTTGGAGGGAACAAGATATTAATTCCTTTGGATATCATTATTATATGACACCAGAGACGGCACAACTTGGTTTAGATAAACTACCACAAGCTATAGAATCTGAACCAAAAAAATGGACAGTTACCGACTGGCCCGATCTTACAAAAATGGAGATTTTTAAGTGAAAAAAGCACTAATAACAGGAATAAATGGACAAGACGGAAGCTATTTAGCCGAACACCTACTATCACTAGGATATGAAGTCCATGGTATGGTTAGAAGACACTCTGTAGCTGAGAATCAAAATTCTAGACTGCACCACTTAAATGGCTCTATTCACACTCATTACGGTGACTTGCTTGATTATCCATCTTTAGTAAGAGTAGTGTCCAAGGTCATGCCAGATGAAATTTATAACTTAGGTGCTATGAGTCATGTGCGTATTAGTTTTGATATGCCATCATTTACCATTCAGACTAACGCTCTTGGAGTATTAAATATTCTTGAAGTATATCGAACGGTTTGTCCTGTCGCTAAGTTCTATCAAGCCAGTTCCTCAGAGATGTTTGGCAACTCTGTAGATGAGGATGGGGTACAAAGACTAACAACCCCTATGAACCCCGTGAGCCCATATGGGTGTGCAAAGGTAATGGGCTTTAATCTTGTTAGGCATTATCGTCACGCTTATGGTTTACACGCCTGTAATGGTATTCTTTTTAATCACGAGTCTCCACGGCGAGGTTCTAACTTTGTAACCAACAAGGTTGTAAAAGGTGCCGTAGCGATTAAGAAAGGTCTTCAAGATAAGCTAGAACTCGGAAATATGGATTCATATCGAGACTGGGGCCATTCGAAAGATTATGTTCGAGCAATGCACATGATTCTAAATCATGAGACTCCTGACGAGTTTATTGTCGCCACTGGCGAGACTCATTCAGTTAGGGATCTTTGCGAAGTTGTTTTTGCAAAGCTTGGCATGGATTATCGAGACTATATTGTTCAGAACCCAAAGTATATGAGACCAGAAGAATTGAAATATCTCAAGGGAGACCCTTCAAAGGCTAGAGAAGTTTTAGGATGGCACCCAGACTACACTTTTGAGACTATGCTGAACGAAATGATAGAAAGATGGGAGACTGAGTTGTGAATTCACAGAAAAGAGTATGTGTCTTGCAGGTCACTCCTGAAACACCTAACCCTAAGCATGTCGAGTTATTTCACAATAAAGCAGATTGTGATTTCTTCTTTGTTACGCACGATAGTCCACACAAAGATGCTTTACAATTTTGTCCAAACACAACTTGGACAGACACGAGAAACATCTTGGCTGCCAAAGTGACAAAAAATTATGAATATTATGCATTTGTAGATTATGACTATATTTTTCGACCTCTAGGGGAGTTAGGTGTTCTAGAACAAATACTTCACGACCTTGAGGAATATAATCCAGCAGTCCTTACTTTTTACCCCGGTAATGGTATGACAACGCCTTTTGCCGCTAACGTAGCTTATAGAGATAGCAAAGATTACTCTATCTTACCCTTCAGCCATTGCGGCTTAAAGATTATACACCACAGCCTTCTCAAATGGTTTTTTCCCATGGTTACGCGCTTCGGCGGTGGAGTAGAGGCTTGCCATTTATTCAACATACTTGAGATACCCTTCTTGAAAAATGTAGTGTGTAGTCATCAAATGGTTTATGATAATGGAGTGACTGACTTTGACGCTCCTCACAATCAAGATGGTGCTTGGAGCGACTATTGTATGAATGAAATGTGGAAGTGGATAAAGCCATCTTTCAAGAAAAACAATCTTTTAGATTCTCAGGCGTCAAGCAATGCAGAAAAAATGAGTTCACTTCTGATTAAAAAAGTCTTTCAAAACATATTTGTAACAAAAAATATACAACCTCTTAAGAGTGGTAGAGTAGAGAATTACTTTGACCGTGAGAGGATTGAAAAGTTTTTTAATTTTTTTCACGAAAGATTTCAAAATTTTGACTGTAATTTAGATGCGCAATTGTCGCATATTACTTCTGATGATATGGGCAGGGTTACTTCTCGTTTGACGAAGATTGAGTTTGCAGATTTAAATGTGCAAGAAAACCCTTGGATCCAAATCACAGCGGATATAAACAAAGAAATTAAAGAAAGCAGAAAGCTTACGACATCTGAAGTTGTTGAAATATACCAGAAGACAGCAGGTTCTTCTTTGTTTTACAACTCTCACAATAAAGATCCTAGACTAGAAGAGTTTCTAAAAGACAAGAGGGTGGCGTTTGTTGGACCTGCACCGTATCTTAATGGAAGCGGTAAAGGTGCTTTGATTGACTCATACGATGTAGTTGTGAGAATACAACATGGTATACCCAATATAGAAGATTACGGCTCTAGAACAGATGTGGTTCAAAGCTGCTTGAACTCAAATTATGGCCCACCTTTGGTGAGATACTTGGAATCTATTCCACCAGAACAACGACCAGATTTTGTTATTTGTAACGATACAGCGAGTCAGCAAAAAAGAGATGGAAGCTGGGCTCTTGTAGATGAAATCTATGAGTCTATTTTTGAAAATCTTTCTATACCTTTTGTGCATTTGAAAAACCAAGATTCCACTTGGGATCGCTGGGGTTTGTACTGGGAAATCTACGCTAAACAACACATTGAGAAGTTTGCAAAAGGCAGTTATACAATATATTCTGCTAATTTTAATTCTGGATATGGTGCCCTAAATGTCTTGCTGGGCTACCCTTTGAGGGAGTTAGCAGTATTTGGAGTTGACTTCTATAACACAGGAATACCACAAAATGATGCACAAAAGTACAATAATCAGTATACTAGTACATATGGTGCCTCTGGCACCCCTAACGGTCCAGATAAAGTCCTCCACGATCAGATTTCACAAATAATGCATTGTAAAAATGTTTTATTGAGAGATTCTAGGTTTAAATTGGATGAGCCTGTACTTAGACTGTTGAATCAAGAAAGTATTAATTCTAGAATCAACAAATTTGTATTGTTACCAAAATTTAAAAACGAGACGAGATAATGGGTATTAAAACTAATTCAGACTCTAACCTTGTTAGTGTCTTAGAAAATGATGGAGTTCCATACTCCGAACTTATAAAATATGAAAACTATTCAACAGTTAATTTGCAAGAACTTAGAGAAGATCTTGGTATGGGTTCTTGGGCAGTAAGGATTGCGTACAATGATTTGTTTGGTGGTGTTGTTATACAGCAACACCCCGGAGAAGGAAACAGAAAGCACTTTCATCCAGATGCCGATGAAAATTGGGTAATCTTGGATGGCGAATGGGAATGGTGGATTCAGGGGATAGGAACTCGTAGAGTAACCAAGAATGACATCATTGTGGTTCCAAAGAATACTTGGCACCACATAAGATGTGTTGGTGATAAGCCGGGTGTTAGATATGCCATTACTCGTCCTGATGTGAATCATGTCTACGAAGAGTGATATTTGTTTTAACTTTTCTGGTAAGACTGTGATTGTATTCGGTGGAAGTAGAGGGATAGGTAAAGAAATCTGTCGCCTCTTTTCCGATTCTGGAGCCACGGTTTACAATGCTTCTAGAACTCCTTCATTATTAGAATCTGTTATTGATTTAAAATGTGATTTACAGAGCACAGATGAAATAAAAGAAGTATTTTCTCAATTTAAAAAAGTAGATTTTGTAATCAATGTGGCCGGCACGAATCTATGTGAACCAATTGAAAAAATTAGTGTTGATGAGTGGGACAGATTAATGAACGTTAATCTAAAATCTTTTTTTATAATTTGTAAAGAAGCCGTAAGGGTAATGAAAAAGAACAACTATGGAAAAATAGTCAATGTCTCGTCAATAGCCGGAAGGAGCAAAAGTATTGTAAGTGGAGTGCATTACACTTCCAGTAAATATGGTATAATAGGTTTAACAAAGCAGCTTTCTAATGAAGTTTCGAAATTCAATATACTTGTAAATTGTGTTTGTCCAAGTCAAACAATGACTAAAATGCTGCAAGAATCTATGTCCACTGAGGCCATAATGAAATTAGAAGAAAAAATACCTGTTAGAAGAGTAGCTACAACAACCGAACAGGCTCTTCCTGTTCTATTTTTATGTTCGTCTGCCGCTTCTTATATTGCAGGGACAGTGATTGATATCAATGGAGGGCAACTCTGATGCCAAGAGAAGTAGATATAAACGTCCTGATTGCTGTCCGTGGTGGCTCAAAGAGAGTTCCAAGAAAAAATATTAGACCCTTCGGGGGTTCTAACATGCTTACGTTAAAAGTGCAACAGGCTCTTAGACTCTCTAATGTCAACAAGGTAATTGTAACATCGGACAACGAAGAGATGTTGAATATTGCATCAGAACTTGGTGCTCATGTAATGAAGAGAGACCCATATTATGCTAGTGATACTGTGCCCATGGGAGATGTTTATGTTCATCTTGCCTCATCTCTAGATTGCAAAGATATTCTCTGGACACCAGTTACGAGTCCGCTTGTCAAAGACGAAACAGTGCAAGAATGTATACAAACTTATATTGATAATGAGCAGCATGATTCAGTTGTAACAACAAATATAATAAAAGAATACATGTGGCTTGGAAACAAAGCAATAAATTATGATCCCAAGAATCACCCACGTTCTCAAGATTTGCCGAATATATATGCTTTAAATTTTGCTGTCAATATCTTGCCACGAAAACTAATGATAAAGAATAAAAATATATTAGGAGACAATTTTTATCCATACACGTTAGATGAAGTAGAGGCGGTTGATGTTGATACAGAGTTTGAATTTATGCTTGCTGAAACACTATATGAAAAGTTAAGAAAAAAATGAAAAACATAAAAGTTTTTATTGTCACCTACAGAAGACCTAAGATTCTTAATCAAACATTAAGAAGGCTATTTAATGAGACAGATTTTGCAAATGTCAAGAATACTGAGGTAAACATCATCAATAATCATAGCGAGTTTACTCTTGATGATGAATTTGCAGATAAAATCAATGTGATTCATAACAATGCTAGACCTGATTGGGATACTGGCAATCTTGCAAGAAATTGGAATCAAGCATTAATTCACGGCTTCAAGGATCTAAACAATCCAGATGCTAAGATTGTTGTAACAATGCAGAATGATATTGTCCTGAGTTCAAATTGGGTTTCTAATCTTTTAAGGATGCATCAGAAATATACGTTTATTACTGGACAGCTTGGCGATAACATCATAAGTTATCGTCCAGAGGCAGTTAAAAAGATAGGTATGTGGGATGAGAGATTTCTTACGCCTGCCAATAAAGAAGCCGACTACTACATTAGGGCTCTAATTTACAATAAAGAAAAGTCGATGATTGGCGATAAAGTTCATGGCAGGCTCCTCAATTCTCATGATGCTCTTGAGTTAGATACAAGTGAATATCTTGGAGACGAAGCAAAATGGAGAAAAGAAAAAAGCAATGATATATCACGCGAAGCCTGGTATCATACATCACAAATTTTTTATTGGAAATGGAAAGATACTTGGAAGACCCAGCCTAGCTATTATGGGTGGCTAACAAGGTGGAGTAAAGAATTTGTTGATAATCCTCCAACCCCACCAAAAGTTCCAAATTTTATACAATACTATTATTTTGAAAAAGATATTGAACTTAGTGACAAAAATTATGTAGGATGGAGAGAGGGTGATTGTTGGCTAGATGCCAATAAGTGTCTTGACATAGATACCCACCCATTTAAAGAAGAGCAGAGATTTAGAAATGATTAAATTAGTTGTATTTGATTTAGATGGCGTCTTGGTTGACGCCCGTGAGCTTCACTATGATGCTTTAAACCTGGCTTTGGCAGAGGTTGGGGAAGAATATGTTATAAATCGTTCAGAGCACCTCTCTACTTACGATGGACTCTCTACCAGAAAAAAGCTTGGAATGCTTACTCTCAATAAGGGTTTGCCTGAAAATATGCATGACTTCGTGTGGAGAACAAAGCAGAAAAAGACAGTAGAAATTATCGATGATTTTGCACCAGATTTTAGAATACAAAACATACTAAAGAAGTTGAAGTCTGATGGCTACATGGTTGCTTGCGCTACAAATTCTATTAGAGAAACAGCTAAATTACAGTTAATTAGAAAAGGATTTTTTGAATACATCGATTTTCTTTACACCAATCAAGATGTAAATAAGCCTAAGCCAAGTTCCGAAATCTACATGAGGTGTATGCTAAAGGCTGATGTAGATCCAAACGAAACTCTTGTTGTAGAAGATTCACATCATGGCAGAAAGGCTGCCCTTAACAGTGGTGCTTACCTTTGTCCTGTTAAGAATAGTGGCGATGTAACATATGAAAAAATTAATGAGCATATCCAAAATATAAATAAAACCAATATAATAAAGCCAAAGTGGCAAGGTGGTAAAATGAATGTTCTAATTCCAATGGCCGGCGCCGGCTCTAGATTTCAGAGCGCGGGCTATACTTTTCCAAAACCTCTTATCGAAGTTAGGGGCAAACCCATGATTCAACTCGTTGTAGAGAATCTAAATATTGACGCTAGGCACATCTTTGTTGTTCAGAAGTCTCATTATGAACAATATAACTTAAAACATCTTTTAAGTCTCATATCTCCGGGCTGCGAAATAGTTCAAGTAGATGGTATGACTGAAGGTGCAGCTTGTACTACTCTATTAGCAAAACAATTTATAAACAACGATGAGCCTCTAGTATTTGCTAATTCTGATCAGTTTCTGGATTGGGACAGCAATGAATTCATGTATTCTATGGAAGCAGATGAAATAGATGGCGGTATGTTAACATTTAAAGCCACACACCCTAAGTGGAGTTTTGCAAAATTAGACGAGTACGGATATGTTTCTGAAGTAGCAGAAAAGAAAACTATCAGTGATATCGCAACAGCAGGAATTTACTATTGGAAACATGGTAGAGACTATGTTAAGTACGCTGAACAAATGATAGAAAATAACATAAGATTTAATAATGAATTCTATGTCTGTCCCGTTTTTAATGAAGCAATAAGCGATGGAAAGAAAATCAAGACTTTCCACTTTGATGGGATGTGGGGTATAGGAACTCCAGAAGACTTAGATTATTTCAACAAATTTCATAAGAGGTAAATAATGGAACTAAAAGAATTAGAGATCATAGATGCATCACAGAAACTCTATGATGCATTTAATGGGTTCATACTTAGTTCGGACACAAAAGTCTTTGGGAAACTGTTAGCAAGAACGCTGTTAATGAATCAGGTAAAAGACTTGCCTGGAGACATTGTTGAATGTGGAGTGTTCAAGGGCACAGGGATGCTTTCTTTTCTTAAACTAAAAAGATTTCTCTGCCCAAACAGTGGCAAAAAAGTTATTGGATTTGATTTTTTTAATTCTGAAGGCTTAGTTGATAGTCTTTCTGGCCAAGATAAAGAGGCTATGTCTACATTATTTGAAAAGAGAAATTACAAACACGATGCCGAACATGTAAACAAGTTTAAAGATGTAATTTTGAACTTTGGATTTGAAGAATATGAGTTTGAACTTGTGCAAGGCGATATTGCATCCACTGCACATTCTTATGTCTCGGAAAGGCCGGGATTTAGAATATCACTTTTATATCTTGATTTAGATTTAGATGTTCCAACATATGAAACACTTAGCGCCATGTGGGATAGGGTTGTAAAGGGCGGGATTGTAGTGTTTGACGAATATGCTTTTCACAAGTGGTCGGAAGCTGCTGGTGTTGATCGATTTTTTTCTGACAAAGAAGTGGAAATTAAAACTTTAAACTATATTTGTCCATCTGCTTATGTTATAAAAAAATGATTTTAATAGCACACCGTGGAAACACTAATGGACCAAACCCAAAACAAGAAAATAATCCTAAATATATTGACTATGCGATTAAAAAAGGTTATGATGTAGAAATAGATGTAAGAGGTTCTTCTTTGTCTGAAATTTATTTGGGACACGACTATGAACAATATAAAGTATCGTTTAATTGGTTAATAAAAAGAATTAAGAATTTATGGATTCACGCAAAAGACATAGAAGCTTTATACCAGTTTACGGAGCCAGGAATAGAATGGAACTGTTTTTGGCATGAAGAGGACAGGCACACATTAACAACACACGGCTATATCTGGGCATATCCAGGTAGCGCTTTGACACATAGATCAATATGCGTAATGCCAGAGGCTGCTCCTACTCAATATACACAGAGTGAGATACAACTTTGTGCTGGTATTTGTTCAGATTTTATAGAGAAGTATAGATGATTTTATCTTGGCAACAAATACCATCAACATTAATCTCTGAAATCATGTGTCATAATTTTGACGGGGTGGTTCTAGACACAGAACACGGATGCTACAGTAATGAAACTCTTTATTCTTGTATTCAAGTAATAAAACGCTCAGGAAAAAAATGCTTTGTGCGCTTGACAGAAATTTCAAATACTTTAATAAGATATTGTCTGGATGCTGGTGTAGACGGGCTTATTTTTTCAACCGTGGAAACAAAAGAACAGTGTAAAAAAATAGTTGAATATTGTTATTATTCTCCAAAGGGCAAAAGAGGATTAGGTCTCGTTCGTCAAAACATGTGGGGAGAAAAGTGTTTGATCCAGCCAGAACCGATAATCATTCCACAGATTGAGACAAAAAATGCCATTGATAATATAAAAGACATAATAAACTTTAATTTTGATTACTACCTGATAGGACCATATGATCTATCTTTATCTTTAAATACTCCAGGAATGTTTGACAACTCACAATTTAAGCGTTATATTAATGAAGTTAACAGCAAGATTCCTAAAGAAAATTTAGCAGTCCATATTCCTAGCGATATTAAGGAACAAATTAATAAATATGAAGGATATGGAATAAAGTGCTTAGGAATGGACACTGTAGCGATATTAGAATTTAATAAAGAGAGTAAAAAGTATGCTTAATTTTGAAAACATTGGTCAAAGATTCGTCGATGTTGTGCACTCAGAAGAGTGGGCAGAACTACAAGAAAAGTTTAATCATTCTGACGATATTTATGTCTTAGGTCATGGCGGAAATTTAGCAATTGCCGACCACGCTGCTGTAGATATTACAAGATTATCAAACGGGACCAAGAATGCTATGTGTCCAGGTAGCGCTGTTGTTGCCACATCTTTAATCAATGACACTAGTTTTGATCAGTGGATGGTTTCATGGTTATCATCCAGAACATCTACAAGAACAAAAAGGCAAATGAAAAAGTCACTAGTTCTTGGAGTGTCTTCTTCTGGTTCCTCAAAAGACGTACTAAAAGCGCTGCAATGGGCGAAAGAACACGGAATGAACATCGCCATGATCACTTCAAAAGATATACCACTTCAAATTTCAGGTTTAACTAAGGTGATTTTAGGTGCTGAATACTATCATACAGCAGAAGTTCTAACACTACTTTTAACTTATCAATTGACTCATGGCTCTGGTCATGTTTGTCCTCCTATTGGGAAGAACAGTCCACAAGAATTGGAAAACCTAAACTGGAAGGGTGGAAAGATTCGAGAACACAGTTATCCTGATGAGACGATAAATATTGGTGTAGATTTTGATAGAGTCATACATAAGTGTTCTAAAGGTTATTACGATGGGACAATTTATGATGATCCGGTTGACGGAGCAGAAGAATTACTTAAGCAATTGTCGGAGAAATATACTGTAATTATTTATACTTGCAAAGCTAGGAAGGATCGAGGATTAGTCAACGGAAAAACTGGTACGGAGCTAGTTTGGGACTGGCTATGTGAGCATGGATATAATAAATATATCTCAAAAGTTACTGCTGAAAAGCCAAGAGCAGTCTGCTACATTGATGATAAAGCAGTTAGGTTTGAAACTACAAGTAAAACAATTGAAGAACTAAAGGCTTTGGGAATTTTATAGTATGAAAATACTAGTAACAGGGTATAAAGGCTACATCGGAAGCCACCTATTCCGTGCTCTAGATAATGGAATAAATGTCGTACACGGCATCGATCTCAAAGACGGGAATGATATTCTACACAACCTTCCAGATTCGTCTTATGACGTAGTTTTCCACATGGCAGCACTCCCACGGGTTCAGTTTTCTGTAGAGCAACCATCTTACACTTTTCGTCATAATGTTTATGCAACATCTGTTCTTCTCGAATGGGCTAAGAACCATAACGTAAAGAGAGTAATTTTCTCCTCTTCATCGGCAATTTACGGCGACGGAGAAGGCCCGAACTCTCCTTATGGTCTACACAAGTTGCTGTCAGAACAAGAGTGTCTCCTATATTCAAAGATCTATGACTTGGACACAGTAAGTCTTCGTTACTTCAATGTTTATTCGGAGGACCAGGAATATGGAGGTTCATATTCAACAGTCGTAAGCGCTTGGATGGAAATGGTTCGCCAAGGGAAACCTTTACGCATTGACGGAGACGGCGAACAAACAAGAGACTTTATTCACGTTGACGACATTGTGAAGGCAAACATTTTTTGTATGAATCACAAAGAAAACTTTAATGGACAATTCTATGATGTTGGTAGCGGAGATGTTTATTCATTAAACAATATAAAAAGTTTGATTCAAATGGAAAGAAGAGTTTCATTTTATAATGGACCGAGAAGGGCAGGAGATGTTCTTCACACGAGAATGACCGAAAAAAATCTTATGACTTTGGGCTGGGAGCCCACAAAGAATTTTGAAGAAGAAATAAAGAACTATTTCAAGGAGCAAAAATGAAAGATATGTATTTAACAGACCAAGCGCTCGCAGCCCTAATGATGGCGCTACAGAAGTCCCTAATGGAGCAGTCAGATATTGTTCCGGTCCTTAAGGGCTTCAAGTTCCGCCTTTCAGACCAGGGTTTGGTCGTTTTGAACCCGCCTCTTGTAAAGATGGGGCATAATTTTGATGAAGAAGGGGAGGAATGACTTGCCGCGTTATACTTATAGGTGCGATGCTTGTGCCGAGTATTTCGAAGTCTTCCATTCCATTCACGACCGTTTAACTGATTGCAAGTGCGGCAGTGAGGGTTCTCTAAAAAGAGTTCCTTCACTGCCTTTTCGTGTTTCCGTAAACCAGGGCTCTCAAAAGCCTGGTGAAGTCGTTAGAGAGTTTATCGAAGACACAAGGAGAGAAATCGAAGAGGAAAAAAGAAATATGAAGGGTGATCTTAATGATGTTTGAGGTTTTTATTGTTGTTTGTATCTTGTCTCTTGCTGTAAATGCGGGCGGGGCTTGGTACCTTAGAAATGTTTTGAGGAACTTTTATGATATGACCTCAAATATGAAAGACCTAACCGAAGAGGTTATGGACTTTGACGAGCACCTAAACCAAGTTCACGAAATGGAAATGTTCTATGGCGACGAGATTCTTGGCGGCCTAATCGCTCACTCCCGAGCCCTCCGTGACACACTGGAGGACTTTGCCGACATCTATGCCCTCATTGACGAGGACTATGACGAGGTTGAGGAGGATGAAACAGAGGAGGTGCCTGATGATGCCGAAGCCGATGCCTAAGAGAAGTCGTAGAAGAGGAAGACTTTATTTTACCGAAGAGCACGAAGACGCAATAGTGAGGTATGTCGCCTCCAACTGCATAAAAGAGCGATCAGAACTTTACAACGAACTTATTGGTCCAGCGTTCAGTGAGATGGTCGACAAGATCGTTTACACCTACAAGTTTACAACTTTACCGAATATTGAGACGCTACAAGACGAGTGCAAGATCTACCTCGTAACGATCCTGCCAAAGTACAACAAGCAGAAGTCAAAGGCGTTCTCTTATTTTTCAGTCATTACAAAGAACTGGTTTATTCACAAGGTTAAGAAGCAAGGCAAGAAACGCAGAACTGAGATGGAGATCATCGAGGAACTACCAAAAGAACTGGAACTCAAATACCTCTCAACCAGTAACCCCTATCCAAAGAAGAGGGAGCACGAGGAGTTTTTCAACCACCTTATGACCGAGATCAACTCTTGGGAAGACGAGAAACTGAAAGAGAACGAAGAGAAAGTTTTGAACGCCATTAAGATACTTTTTGACTCTGCTAACGACATAGAAATTTTCAACAAGAAAGCTATTTACTTATACCTACGAGAGATAACTGGCTTAAATACAAAGCAAGTTGTCAGCAACCTTAATAGAATGCGTGTTAAATATGTAGTATTTAAGGAAAAGTGGGATGAGGGTGAAATGTGAAAGATCTTGAGACATACCTCGAAACAGCCATAGACAACGTTCAAAATGACCGAGAGGTCACCAGAGAGCTTCTGGACGACGTGATGCGTTACCTCGCTAAAGACGAACAGAGACACGCACAGGTCGGTGCGGTGGCTGCTAAGTATGTTGAGACGCTTCAGAGGAGCAACGAACAACTGGTTAAGATCGCCAGCCTCGTTCACAAGCAGCAGTCAGGCGATGTTGGCCTGTCTGACAAGGACAAGGCTGATATCTTCGATCTGTTGCAGGAGGAGGGCTGATGGCAACCGGGTTTCCTACAATAACCCCCGAACAAGTAAAAGAGTTTGTCGATGGACTTGGAGACTCGCTTGGGGTAGACGTAGCCGATCCGATCCTTAACCCTGGAATGATCATAGACAACCAAAAGGCGGTCTATGATGAACTGGTCAGCAATGCGTATGCAACAGACAAGTTCAAGAATGTCCTAAACTTCAAAGCCATTGTTCTTTGGAAACTCAAAACACAGTCAGAGTTTTCTTTATTTTCTGCTCTACGAAGTTTGCTTCCTTTCCTTAACAGCCAGGGCTCTGAATCGTCAATCTTCTTCATTTGCTACATACCAGAACTTCACGCCACAATGACAAACCCGCTTTATTTTGCTGGGGATCAACAGGAATACCTAAGGCGCATACTTCGGTTCCCATCTTTCCAAATAAGTTCTGTAGCGGACAAGACCAACAAAAGTTTGTTAGAAGAGTGCCAAGAGGGATCCGTGGTAAATGTCCGTTTCACTGACAGCAACAGAAGGCTTGGGTATGTAACAGAACTCGTAACAGAGGGAAACTGGTCAGAAGCGTTAAAGAATTCTGGAGTCTCTGATTCTTCACAGGTTTTTACCTCTGGGGATGCAGTCGTTTCCGAAGACGCGGTAGCTTTTTACAATAGGTTGAGATCATCCGGCGCTTTTCAGGGTTATAGTGATGCAATGCTTATGGCTTTGACAGCAAACGCACAAGCAGAGTCCAACTTCTACTCTAACGCCGCAGGAGACGCCAGGTCGCCAGGTAATAAAGACTATCCTAAGACAATCAGAACGGCCAACGGAACAAATGGAGCAGAAGCAAACTATTGTTCTTTCGGATACTTTCAGTTGAACATTTGCCCAGACACAGCAGAGGGCTCTTTGTTTATTGATTTTTTTGGTTTAGATAGGAACAACCCGCAAGAGGTGCTTGATGCAATTACGAACGAAGAAAAACAGTTTCAATTTATGGCGAACAGATTAACAAAAATCGGAACAATTTCTAAATACTTAACTCAAGAAGTCGCAGATGGTCTCAGTGAAGAAGAGACTGCCGCTTTCTACGGCGGACTTATCGCAAGAGACTTTGAGAGGTGCGCAGGGTGTGCAGACGGCGGCTCAAAAAATCAACAAAGACAAGAACTTGCAGCAGCACTCTACAGAGAGTTGAGACAAGAGAGCGAGGCTAACGCATAATGGGAAATAGAACAAGAAGTTATTCAAGATACACTCAAAATGTTGAAGAAGGTTTTGCAAATGCAGACTTTTCACAAGAAGTCTACACCGAAGAGCAACTACCAGTTCCTGAAACTTCTAAGAATCTTCTCCCCCCACCCGAGCAAGATGCTAGGATTGGTGAAGCAGGTTCTAGCGATACTCTCGATCCTTATGACGGGAGTCTGGAGCCCTTTGAAAATGCAGGCTTGCAGAACAAGAAACTCAAAGAAAAACTACCAGCCTACAATGCCTCGGACAGCGAGACAGTAACATCCGGCCAGAACAACACCCACATCATCCTCGGCAGGGATCGTTGGGGCGGTCCTGAGACGGGCTACGGTGGCTTAGGGCACACGCGAGCAGGTGCAATAGACATTGTGGTCGGCTTACAGGGCTGGAGCCCTGGTGAGGCTGGTAAGACCGGAGAGAGAGGTGAGTGGATCCCTGGTCGAGCAGATAAGAACTTTGGTTCACTTAACCGAGACATTTCACCGGGAGATGCAGCGCGAATCTACATTTCTCAAAGAGCCGACATTGATGATTATTTTGACATCTGCGATGGCTTCGTCGGACGTTCTTATTCTGACTCCGCGATCGCGATGAAGGCAGACTCAATCCGAGTTATTGCAAGAAAGGGAATCAAACTAGTAACGCAGAAGAACCCTCCAGGTCGAAACTCAATAAATGGTAAGATTGGGACAGTCTATGGAATCGACCTAATCGCCGGCAACAGAGACTTCAAGACTGGACTAGAAGGATTAACTATTGGAAATCCAGAGTTCCCCGGTGGGAGAGAAATAAACTACTTACAGCCGATTCCAAAAGGCGACAACCTACAAGAGTATCTTTCAAAACTTCACGACAATGTTCAGTTACTTAACAGTATTTTGTCTGGTCTTATTCAGATAACTTGGAACATCGCAGATAACACCATTAGTCCAGATGCGGTCATAGGTCCGCTATCTTTCGGAAGTTTCACTGTTCCGCCACCATCCGATTTCACAAATTGGTTTGAGTATGTTATTCTTTCACTAAAGCAGTGGTTCAAATTGTGGGCGACAAGACAAGAGATGCTTGCTTACAAAATTGACTATTTAGAACCTGTTGGCTCTCTATATATTAATAGCCGACACAATAGGACAAACTAATGACAATAAGAGTAAACAGAAGTGGCAGATCTGCCTATGAAGAGTTTGCAACAGAAGGCGAGTTAGAAGAACTTAGGAACTCTAACTTTAGTTTCGGCCAGGCTGGTCCGGCAATTGACCAAGCGGGGGCTGCTCTCGATGTTCAGCCGCCACCTGCTCCCCGCTCGCTGGGTCCAGATCCGTTCAGCCCTGTCCTAACCGAAGCCGCATTGGCAGAGGCTGGTCTCGATGTTGAACGTTTCAAATTTCTTGTTTGTGATCCACGCCCTGGCCTAGAAGAACCTGATCCTTGTCCTATTTGTCGTCCAAACCCGTTTGCCTATGTCCCAGATTATCGAATGATGGGCGAAGGCGAAACATTCTTTGACGGCAAAGACTGCACGCAATGCATCGTCTATACCTTTGATTCCCCGGCAGTCGAAGGCGGTGTTCCGATCGAGAAGTTTGAGAGAGACGGAAAGTTCATTAATGAACAGAAAGAGCGCGCTGTAAAATACGCTCTTGACCTATTCAATAAGTCTGAGTTCATCACTGTTTACACTTATATTGAGAAGCCGCCAAGAGTCGACAAGTTCAACATTCTTGGAGGAGCAGCAGTTGGTGCTGTCGTCGGTTCAGCAGGAGGCATCCCTGGCGCTGTCATCGGAGCCGGCATCGGTGGTGTCTTAGATTACATGATTCCTCCAAAGGTTCCTGGCTACGACTTGGAAACTAGAGAAGAGAATGTCGTCGATTCGCTCGTCGCTCTTGCAACAACAGAATATCATGTTCCAATCCAAAGAAAGTCTCGCACAAGACTTCTAATCAAGATCCCTGTCGAGGTTTTTGATCGCCTACCAGAGCGACTAGTCCAAGAGCCAGACACAGAGTTCGAAACAAAATTAGAAGTTACTTATCAAGGAAACCAGTTTGTCCCTACTCTACGTCGCATCTCCAAGGCTTTCAATGTCTACCACGGAGAGTCAAAGCGCTGGGCGACCTATGAAGGTGGACGTTTCGTTACAGCAACATCGTTCGCTGAATCTTCTAACAACTCAGACACAAGGGAGCGTGTTTACCTAAATCTTGAGAAAGAAGCAGATCAAATAGACATTTTTAGAGATGCAGTAAAAGACTGGATTACCAGGAAAGAAATCGGAATGTCTTTTAGTCCTCTACGACCAAACCGCGTTCCAGAGAAGATAACGTTCAAGTTCAAGAAAAAGGACAATAACCCGGAAGAGATCGAACTAAGACAAGTTGTCTTCAATAAGCCTGGCTGTGAAGATGTTACGATCGGAAAGAACGGGCGCTACAAGGGCCTTTTTAGAGAACTAAACGCATCCATAAAGAGGATCGACTCAAGGACTCTTTACTACATCGGTTCAGGCCCAGAAATAGACACAGATCTAACTGCAAGAACCCCCACGCCTTGGCTACAAGTCGTCACCGACTACACTTACCCGCCATTGGAAGTTCTTTACGGAAGCAACGGAAACACGATCTACGATCAGAACAGAATAGACAAGTGCCTTGTGAAGAACACGAGCGTTGATGAAGACTTCGACCAGTTGATGTCCGGCATTGAAGACACTGTTCTTGGCGCACCAGATGCGTTCTTGGAGGCTTTCTCTAGGGGTGACGACCCTCTCTCCTGTAACACGGAAGGAAACGCTTTAGAAAAGGCTGGGCAGGCGTTTGCAACGACACCTGAACGCGCTTCGCAGATCCTAAACGCTTCCATCGCCGAAGCAAAGAGGAAGGTCGCAGTAGACGATCCTTATCTCGCGATTGTCTTAGACGAGATCGGTGCAGCAGCAAAGGCAGCAAGGTCTTCTACAAACCAGTTCTTTTCGGAAGACGCAGTTGATTTAGGAGATGGCGTGACTGTCAGCAATGACAGCGGCCTGGAAAACACCCCAAAGAATAGAAGAGAGACCAGAAAAGCTTTTAGAGACTACTACCGAGACAACCAGAAAGGCTTTATGGCTCGCGTCAACGACCGCATTGGTTGGTGTGGTTGGCTCGCACTTATCAAAGCAGCCGCTGACTGTGTTGCCAAGGGTCTTGGAGAAGAGAGTTCAACAAAGGCTCTTGCAAAGGCTGCCTTTGGCGCAATGGACGACAACTACCTTGGAAGGTCTTTCCTTGGCCTCCCACCAGAAGAACAGCAACGCATTGCAGACAGGATCCAGTCAGAACTTGGCGACGTTCCTGCTCCTTGGGACATTGGTTACCAAGCAGGCAACTATGCAGGTGGCTCTTTCTCACTGAGAGAACGCAAACTTGCAAACCAAATAGCAGACGGGACATTACAGCCTGGGACTACTGAATATGAAGAGGCTGTTGCAGAGTTGAATTCTACTGGATTCAACGCCTTGCCAACGGCGGAACAATTAAAGCAAGCAGAGGCTATTGACAGCGGCGAAATCACTGGTTTTGAGGCCGAAAGAATAGGAGAAGAGCTTGCAGCGACAGGGTTCTTCGAGTTTGGTGTCCTAGAGTTTGAAGGCGAAAAAATCTATTCCATCGTCAGAACAACTGATTCAGAACAAGAACTCCTACAAAGACTAAGAGAGTTCAATCAAAACTTTGTCTTCGACAGCGAAAGTGTCGGCGGCTTTGGACTGGACTCGGAAGGCGAACTTGCTTTCAACCAACGAAACTCATCACAGGGTTCAGGCGGAACTTATGGTGAGGCCCTTGGTGATGTTCAAAAAGAGATCACCGATGCTTACCGCAGAGTGATCCTTGACACGGTTGGGGCCGACTCTCTGCTCCAGACAATGAATAGGATCCCAGGTGCTCCCATTGTCGCAAGACTTCTAAAGAACAGTCCTTGCAAAATCAACTCCCCGATCAAGGCGAACCCAAGACTTGACAACTTCCTAAACACTTTGGAGTTTGACATTTGTCAGTGGGATGTTGATCTGACGTTGCCAGTTTTCTCGACTGGCCCACTGGCTATTGGTGCCTTCTTACAGGATCTCACAACAAGACTTCTGCTTGCCTTAGTGAACACTATTATTGACACTGCTCTTGCTATTTTCGCGCAGATTCTAAAGTTCATCCTCGACAAACTACTTTCCCTTGCTTGTGAAACCCTCGGTGCTCTCGGCGCAAACCTTGCTGGCCTTGCTTCCGGCAACAACCAGTTCCTAAACCTTCTCCGCGAAAACCTTTGCCCAGAGGCGACAGAAGAGGATCTACTTGAGTCTCTAAAGAAGTTATTCTCGGTTCTTGGCGGCGACAACTACCCATGCTTGCAGGAACTCTCTAACCAAGAAATGGCAAACTTTATCGAAGACATGTCCCTCATGCTTACACAGGGACAACTTCTTCAACTCCTTGCTGGTGAGGCGAACGAGGAAACGATCAGGCTTGCCCTTGAGGTTGCAGCAACCAGCAACTCTCCTTGCATCCGTGACGTTTTCAGTGATCCAGGTTCTATTCAGAACTTCTTCCCAGCCCTCGGCACATTCATCCCAGACCTCGATCGCCTTCGCGATGTCATTGGAACAACCCCGGCGGCTCTACAACCCATTTACCCATGTGCTCCAGAAGTCCTAACAAGGATCGATGATCTACGCTGCGATCTTCTCGGTCAGAAGGGACTTACAAAGCGTCAATGCCGCGAAGAGTTAGACAAACTAAAGGATCAGGCGGTTCAGGATCTACAAGATCTCCTTGACCTCCTACAGAACGGCCCAATGTCTAACTTCCCTCCACTTAACAGCGAGCCTGGTTGTCCGCCAAATGGTTTCCTCCCAGCGGTTGATCCGTTCCTTGCAGATGCAAACTCACAGATTACAGGCATCCTATTTGATAAGGTTGAAGAGGCCCATCTAAGAGATCTTATGGGTAACATTAACTTTGCAACTGGTCATGGTGGAGTCTTAAATGCAGTTCTTTCAGACACGATGGGTCGAACGTTTAAGAAGCACAACTATGTTATTAGACACTTCGGGGCTCCATTAGCAGAAGATCTTGGATTCTTTGAAACCTACAGTGACAGCGCCATTCGTGAGCCTGGTTCAACTGGAAAGGGTAAGCCAATAGACATTTATGGCAATCAACTTACTGACGACGAAATTGGAAACTTTGCTAACTACTCAAGAGGAGGTTATCCTCCAACAGTCGGCGCTTGGCTTGCACAAAACTACAGAACATTTGAGCCAGAGTTCAAAACCGTCAATATTCCAGGCGGCTACGACAGTGTTGACGAGGCCCTAAGGGAACTTGAAAAGACAGAAAAGAAGAACAGAGAAAGAATCAAAGCACGAAAGAAGTACCTAAGGCTTTGGATCGATGAGTTCAACTTTGATAGAAGAAAGACCTGGCCAGAGAAATACCAAAGAGCAGCAGACGACCTACTAGTCGGTGCAGAAAGGGAAATCTTTGGGCCAGACCCGACAAAAGAGACGATGAAGCACGAGGTCAACTCTCCAGAACAGAGAGCGTTCAACGCGCTAAACGGAAAGAACATCAGTGTTGCCGGCGTTCTAACAGGAAACAAGGTTCCCAAGAAGTGGGACGACGACCTGAAGAGGAAGTTGAGAGACATCAAGATCGAAGGAAAGAGATTCGATCCCGAAGAGCATAAGTCTTTTGTCGACGCTTTCGGCAAAAAAGCAAGACTTATTCCGCTTCCAGACACTTCTTCCGCAGATGTTCGTTTGAAGTATGAGTCTTTCCCGGTTCAGAACAACAAGGGAGAGGATTTAGGTTCTCCTTACTCAGTTTCCGTGGAATATGATTACAACTTATTTGATGAAGACGGGGAGTTGATCAAGGATAATGTTTACAACCTCAAAGTTGTTGAAGAGATTAGAAGTATCAAGGGTGATCCTCTAAAGAAAAATGAAATAAAGAAGGTTGGGCCTGACCTACCTCCCGAGTCGATCCTTGGCGATGAGTACAGTTTCACAAGTTATAACCTTAAGATCAGAGGAACTGACGACCAAGATGTTGTAAGGCTTCTTGAAACGCTAGACGCTTCAAATGACATTCCAGATTCTTATCAGATAGAATATCTTTTCAGATATTTTGAAAGTATCTACCGAGAAGCAACAGACAGCACAGACAGGAGAATAAGAGAGGTTTCATCGGAGGCAGGGCTAAGAAGATACTTCAAGGGTCCAAAGTCACCAGATGAAAAAATAAATGTTTTTGACTCCATAAACTCTGGTTTCTTGCAAAGACTTTCTTACCTTATTTCAACCGGCCAAACTGGAAAGGGAAACAAGGGGCAAAAAGCACCTGAAGATTATGATGTTGGTAGAAGAAAAGAAAATCAAAACGAAGACAGAAGAAACAAAATCGATCTAAACCAGTTTTCAAAGGCGTTCAAGTTTGGCTATGACCCCTACAAGCAGCCAAAAATCACTTACATGGATGCTGAAAAGTATGGTGGTCTTCTTGGAAAAAGAGATCCTAAAAATGCTCCAAAGCCATTCTATGTCGAGGCCCGTCGATATGATGGTTGGATGGACATAGCGGACGCCCTTATCCCGGAGTTAGACGGGTGTGAACCATCTTCTAAGCCAATCTTTGAACTGTCCGATGTAAAAGAGATTGTTGACAACTTTACAAACACAGTCCCAAGAGACGAGCGCCTTCAAGGAGATCCGCTATGTGTGGTCGAAGCACCTTTTGACAGAATCTTAGCACCAGAAGATGCAGGCCGAATCGAAGGAGCAATCCGAGCAATAATCAGAATCTATGCTTTAGACGTATTTTTGCGAGCAGTTCCGGTGCTTACAGCTTTCGAAGTCAACAGCGTTAACTATGATAACCTTCTTGAATCTTTCATTGCAGAGAGAATGAGGCAAGGACTCTATGAAGACGGTGTTCGCCGCTCAAACGCCACAGACGAAGAATACTACTTCCGTTTCATTGAGCAAGTTGCTAATAACACAGTAAGAAAGATCGATGCCGGCCTCTTAACAAGAGAGAGCGAGCCAGGAGCAGCCGACGGAGACTTTAACGCAGCAGAAGAAGAGGCCCTTAATAGAATCATCAAAACCGTCAACGGCTACTACAGGCAGTTCGCCGGTCAACCAGAGACACTTTCCGATGTTGCCATCAAGACACAGGACGCATTCAAGAGACTCTTCTCTACACCAGCTTCAAGCAAGGTTATTCAGGTAGGCTCAGGAAGTTCCAGGTTCAGCAAGGTTCAGGCGAAGGCTGCTAAGAGGTTGGCATTTGAGCAGACACTGAGAGAAAATGAAGCAGACGCTCTTGTCCTCCTTGGTCCATACATCAGAGAGGAACTTGAGGCTCTAAAGACTAAGTTTGTTGGAACGCTACCCGCTCTTGTCACAAACGTGGATCACCTTTTCTGCGTAAACAACGAGTGGATCCGAGGGTCTGTCTTTGAAGGCGGCCCATTTGATGTCCAGTCAGATCCGAGAGACGGAACGACACACAACATCCAAAAGTTGAAGACCAACGGCGAACTTCGTCCAAAGCAGTTCAACCCTAACTTCAAGCGCTCCCAGCCAGACACGGAGTGGCCATTTGTTCTTGAAAAGTACATCAAGATCGAAGACAAGTCGCGACGAGTCCAAGGTGTTTCAAAGCGCGCAGAAAACCTTTACAATGTTGTCAACATTAAGGACTGGGATCGTTATGTCAAGGAAAAGAAGGCCGAGGGCCTAAGGGGCGACATTTCCGAGTTCTGGGGTGAGCCAACACCTTCTGGCGAGACCGAGTTCATCGAAAACCACAACCACACCTACGAAATCGATTTCAAGGGTAATGGAAGAACGTCAGTTCACACCGATGCTCTCGGAAACACTCACTATCACGAGATTGTAAATGGGGAAGTCCAGAGGTCAAGGTTAAATGCACAGGACAACGGACACGTTCACAACATTCCCGTCGAAGGCTGGAAGTTTGGTTTGAGAATCTGCTACATGCCGACAAAGGCGTCTCATGGGCCGTTTGTTGAAATGAACAGGGAACTCATAACACAAGAACAGATCATGAACAACAAGGCTTTCAGCGTAACAGGCAAGGAAGGCAACAATAGAGTTCTAATCCCGATCGCTTCCGCAGAACTCCCAATCCCAGATCAGGAGTTCACGAACTTTGACCCGAACTCTTACGATGTCTACTGTCTCATAGAAGAACTCGTAAAGACCCCAGAGTACAAGACATTATTCAAGTACATTTTCCCCATCCCAAGATACACCTCGCTACTCGCAGTTCACAGCACTATGTCATTCTTTGACGCAATCGGCAATAGTGGCTACCCAAGCGAGGGTGGAGACATGTGGGAAGTTGCCGGTGGAAGAAAAGGCAAGAAGTTTAGAAAGTGGGTTCGTGGACCGCAGGCTTTCAAGGATTCACGACAAAAAGCAAAGATTCTTTTCACAAGTCTTTACGAGTCGGCACAAGCCATCGACTTCGACGCTGGCAACCCAACTGACCCCGTAAGAGGTCCAGATTCTATTAGAGAACTAATTAGACCAAAGGTTAACTTTGAAGACGGCTTACGTTGGTGGGAGAGAGGAAGACTATTGAGTCGCCCGTTCAATAAGGACGGAGAGGAATGCGAATAAAGGAGGAGAATTATGGCAGAGGGACTATCCGTTGCACTACCACTTAGAATAGATCCAATTGACGGTGCTTATGGACTGAACAGGACACTAACCCAGGTAGCCGCACAGAACTTGCGAATGGTTATTCTGACTTCTCCAGGGGAAAGAATAATGTTTCCAGATTTTGGCGTTGGAGTAAGAAGATATTTATTCGAACAAAACACCAGTGCAACTTTAGGGTTGATACGAAGTAGAATAGAACAGCAGGTGTCGACATATCTTCCATACATTAGGATCCTTGATTTAAGCGTTGATAGCCCTGAAGTTGTTGGAGCAGTTGTCGAAACAGATAAGTCAACAGTTCTCATAAGAATTCGTTATTCAGTCCCGTCCGCCAATGTCGTTTCAGACTTAACTATTCCTGTTTCAAGTTAAGTTTTGTACTATTTATAACTGGAGAACCTTTTTATGGCTAAAAGAACATTTCCTATTGACTACACAAGTCGCGACTTTAGTTCTATCCGCGACGATCTCATAAACTACACAAAGAGATATTACCCTGATACTTTCAAGGATTTTAGTGAGGCATCTTTCGGTTCTCTAATGCTTGATACAGTCGCCTACGTCGGCGACATTATGTCTTTTTACCTTGATTATCAGGTAAATGAGTCCTTCCTTGATACTGCATCAGAATACGACAATGTTCTTCGCCTCGCAAGACAGGCGGGCTACAAATTTACAGGACCAAACTCCACAACAGGAATGGTCTCGGTCTATGCAGTAGTTCCGGCAAACTCAGTTGGTCTTGGGCCAAATAATGATTATTTGCCCATCTTAAAGAGAAACACAACCTTCTCTTCCACCTCGGGCGCAAGTTTCATTCTTTTAGAAGACATTCGTTTTGATGAACCTTCTAACGATGTCGTCGCAGCAAACATTGATGATGCAACAGGAAACCCATCAAGTTATGCTGTGAAAGCAATGGGCCAGGTCATTTCAGGCGAGTTTGGTGTAACAAATATTGACATTGGCGCTTTTGAGCGTTTTAAAAAGGTCCGCATAAGTGAACCAAATTTAGTTGAAATCATCAGTGTTTTTGATTCAGAGGGTCACGAATACTTTGAAGTCGAATATCTTTCACAAGATGTGGTCTACAAAGCAGTTCCGAACAGAGACGAAAACACCAGAGACAATGCCCCGTCTTTAATAAGACCTTTCAACGCAACACGTCGCTTTACAGTCACAAAAAATAGAAGAACGACAACCCTACAGTTTGGCTTCGGCTCGGACACAGAGATCGCAACACCTGGCCTTGCTGAGCCGTCAAACGTTGTTCTTCAAAGACAAGCAAAGAACTACGTTACAGACGCGATCTTCGATCCATCTGACCTTGTTGGGTCGGACAAATTGGGCATCGGGCCGGCAAACACAACTCTAACCATCACTTATCGCTTGAACACCTCGAACAACGCCAACGCAGCCATCGGAGCGGTCAACAGGATCACAAACTCTCTTGTTGAGTTCAATAATCCAAGCATAGCAAACAACTCAACAGCAAGAACAGTCGCTGCTTCCTTTGAGTGCTTCAACGAGGAGCCAATCGTCGGCTCTGTAAGGAACCCAAACGTTGAGGAAATAAGACAGCAGGCTTTAAACATCTTTCCAGCCCAGTCCCGCGCCGTCACTTCTACAGACTACGAAGCAATGGTTTACGCAATGCCAGGACACCTTGGGGCGGTAAAGCGCTGCCGTGTCCTAAGAGACCAGGACTCGATCAAACGAAATCTAAACGTCTACGTCATTTCCGAAGACACACAGGGCAAGTTGGTTCAGTCTAACTCCGCTTTGAAAGAAAACCTCAAAATCCATCTCAACCGCTACAGAATGATCAACGACACAGTTGACATCCTTGACGCCAAGATCGTCAACGTCGGCATCGAGTTTGAGGTTGTTGCCTCCGAAGAGATCAACAAGTTCGAAGTCCTTGACAATGCAACAACAGCGCTTATTGCTGCTTTCGGATCAAAGACAATGTTCATCGGCGAGCGTTTCTACATAACGGATGTTTTCACCGCCCTCAACAAAGTAAGAGGCGTGGCAGATACAGCGAAGGTCAAACTAGTTAGCAAGAGGGGAACGAACTACTCTTCTTCGACACTTAACATCGATCAGTTTATGTCCCTCGACGGACGCTACCTTTCAGTCCCCGACAACGTGATCCTTGAGATCAAGTTCCCAAGAATTGACATTAGAGGAACCGTAAGATAATGGCTATCAAAAGATACTACGCTTCAAAAGACAACACAATAACAAACGCCTTTGAAGAAAACCTATCAACTCGTGGGACAGACGCCAACATGGGCGCCGCCGACATCCTTGAGGTTTTCTCTATCTACGGCCAAGCATCTTCTGCCTCTGCTGAAGCGTCAAGGGCTCTAATCAAGTTTGACTGCACAGCCTCCACAAACTCGATCCAAGCAGACAGAACAGCAGGGGTCATTCCGGCAAGCGGCAGTGTCTCTTTTTACCTTCGCCTCTACAACGCCCCACACGGACAAACCTTACCAAAGTCTTACACGATGGATATTTCCGCAGTTTCCGGCTCTTGGACCGAGGGCACAGGTCTTGATATGGAACTCTACAAGGACAAGGGCTCGTCAAACTGGGTTTCATCTTCTGACGGCAACACCTGGACAACAGCCGGCGGCGACTATTTCACCGACACTTCCTCTTCTTTCACCGCTTCTTTTGACGACGGAACAGAGGACATAGAACTCGACATCACAACACTCGTCGAACAATGGCTTGACAGCGCCGGCAACGTTCTCGGATCTAAGGAAGATGAGGGTGTTGGCATCAAGATCTCAAGCGCCTACGAAACCGCAACTCGTTCCTACTACACCAAGAAGTTCTTTGCCCGAGGCACAGAGTTCTTTTTCAAAAAGCCCTGCATCGAGGCTCGCTGGAACTCCTCTGTCCAAGACGATCGAGGCAACTTCTACTATTCCAGTTCACTCGCAACTGCTGCCGAAAATCTACAGACGATCTACCTTTACAACTATTTCAGAGGTCGTCTCCGCAACATCCCAAGCATCGGAACCGGAGCCATTTATGTCAACCTTTATTCAGGTTCAACGGCACCAACTGGCTCAGCCATTACGCTTGTCGCTGACGGAACTTATGTCACATCCGATTCTCCAACCTTCGTAACCGGAGGCTGGGTCTCAACTGGCATTTATTCAGCATCTTTCGCTATGACTGCTGCATCTACGCCACTTGAAACCGTCTTTGATGTTTGGAACGACGGATCTGGAACACAGTTCTACACAGGTTCTTTCGAGCCAACAGTTCTTTCACCTTCTGCGGTTGCTCCGTCAGAAGAATATTTCATCTCAATAACAAATCTGCGCCAGTCCTACCGTAATGATGAAACGGCAAGGTTTAGAATTTACACTCGCCAAAAAGATTGGAACCCAACTATTTACACAAGAGCGGTGGCAACACCCGAAGTTCAAATAGCGGAGAGTGGTTCTTACGAAATTTATAGAGTGGTAGATGACCTCAAGGTCATTCCTTACGGGACAGGCAGCGATAACCAAACAGTAATGTCTTATGACGCCTCTGGTTCATACTTTGACTTAGATATGAGCATGTTTGAAACTGGCTACTCCTATGGAATAAAGCTTTCATTCTATAACCAAGATGTAGGAGCCTGGGTTGAACAGCCCGAAACATTCAAGTTTAAAGTGGAATCAAGGCAGAATAAATAATGAGCATCAGAAAACTTTTTGACTCAAATAAGCCGCAAACGGTCTTAGTTTCTACAAACCTCGAAGAAGAGGTTGTCAAAAACGCCCCGGAACTTGAGTCTGCGGACAATGTTAGAGAGCAGATCAAGCGCATCAACCGCTACATCCCGGCGGTTGACTTCTCCGATCCAGCAAACTTCGTCACTTACGGCTCGGCACAGTCCTATTACGAAGACGCCGTTTCCCGCATTTACCGTGAGTTTCCTTATGACGGCTCCGAGGAAGAAATAACTCGCTTCCACAACGAGTCAAATTACCTCGATCTCTACATTTTTGACAACCGCTACCCACGCACAACCGGTTATGCCATTTTCTCCTCTAACGGCTGGGGCACAGCAGGCTCGGCAGTCAGCGGCTGGGGCTCTTCCTCCGCACCCGAATATATTTCATTCGTAGGCGGCCCACACACCGCTTCTGGGGGCATGCCAGCCGGAACACTACACTACACCTTCACCGGCTCCAACTACTACGACACGGACATTTACGGCACTGACGGCACGCTTGCTCTTGACCGTGTTGGTTCCCGCGAGTCAAACCTAAACTACGATCTTTCCAAGGGCGTCTCCGTTGAGTTCTGGCTAAACAAGGACACTTGGCTTACCGCTTCTACCGAAAAAGAAGTCATTTTTGACCTTTGGAACGGCTCTGTTTCCTCCTCTGCCGGTTATGGTCGCTTCCTCCTCTACGTCACAGGCGCCACTGACGGTGCGGATCCGCTTTACCTTCACCTTGGATCCGGCTCCAACACAGCAGACATTAGCCTACTTTCCAGTGCCTACACAACCGCATCCATCGCTGACGGTGCTTGGCACCATTACGCCGTCACAGTTCAGTCAGGCTCTACGGGGCTCACAACAAAGGCTTACGTCGATGGCACACTAAACAAGACCACGACATCGGCTATTGACTTTGGAGCCGTCACAGGGTCGCTCAAGGCTTTCATAGGGGCATTGCAAACCGCTCCGTCCGGTGCTGCCTTCGCTGGCACAACGATGACCGGCTACGGCAAACTTTCTGGTTCTATTGACGAGTTCCGCTACTGGAAGTCCAAGCGAGACGAGAAAGACATCCAAAACAACTGGTGGACGCAGGTTCGCGGCGGGACAAATGAAGAGATCGCCAACGCAGAACTCGGTGTTTACTACAAGTTCAACGAGGGCATAACCAGCGTCACGGCGACTGACTCCGTTGTCCTCGACTATTCAGGCCGCATCACAAACGGAACCTGGGTTGGCTACCCTGGCTCCTCTGCTCGTTCCACAGGGTCCGCTATTGACTCCTCCACAGCAGTCGTTGCGGACACGGTAGAATACAAAGATCCGATTATTTACTCCACACACCCGGATGTGAGCGCACTTTACGACGAACTTTCTTCGTCCGGTAGCGTCCACGACTATGAAAACCAGGCAAGCATCAAGGACTCTATTCCGTCTTGGATCATCGATCAGGACGAAACACAGGGCTCAAACGAGGTTACGCGCCTCACACAGATCGTTGGTTCCTACTTCGACACACTAAACCTCCAGATCAAGGCACTTCCACACCTAACCGACAACACTTACCTAACTTCCAGCGCCAAGCCAACCCCATTTGCTCGCAACTTGCTTTCCTCCAAGGGCCTTGAAGTCCCAGAGATCTTCGTTGACGCTGACATCCTTGAGCGTTTTGCTAACAGAAGGTCAGACAGAGCCTACGAACTCGATCTAAACGAGGTCAAAAACCTCATTTACCAGAACATCTACAATAACCTTACTTACATCTACAAATCAAAGGGAACGGAAAAGGCGTTTAGAAACCTTATTCGCTGCTATGGCATCGGCGATGAAGTCGTTCAGTTCAACGCTTACGGCAACAACGCAGAGTTCAAGTTCGAGGACACAGACTACTCCACGATCACTCGCAAGAACTTTGTTGATTTCAACCACCCAGATCGTTTTGGTGGCATCGTTTACCAGAGTTCTTCTGCTACAAACTCCGAAACAACTGGCATTACACACGTCACAGGAACAGCCCGCTACCTTCCAAACACAGCCGAAGTAGAGGTTTTCTTCCCAAGAAAGTACGAGTTCAGCAACCCGCAGTATTTCCACACTCCGTTCCTAAGTTCTTCCATTTTTGGACACCACAACTCCCAGGGCGAGACAAACTTTGACTGGCTCACTACTGCTGCTGACGACAAGAACTTCCAACTTTACTTTGTTCGCACCTACCTAAACTCAAGAGATGGCTACTTCCAACTTCGGAACAGAACAGGAACACTAAACCTCACAAGTTCCGTTTACAGCAACGTCTACGACAACCAAAAGTGGAACTTTGCTGTCCGAATCAAACACGAAAAGTACCCTTACTCCAACGGTCTAACTGGTTCAGCGTCAGACACGCATATCCTCGAATGGTACGGCGTCAACACAGAGTTTGGTGTTGTCAAAAATGAGTTTGAAGTCACAGCAAGCGGTCTCGGAAACGAGTATCTTACCAACGATCGCCGCTATTACATCGGTGCAGACCGCACAAACTACTCCGGTTCCGTCGTCACAAACTCGGATGTCAAGGTTACATCCATTCGTCACTGGGCTTCCTACCTTGAAAACGAAGTCATCGTCGAACACGCAAAAGATCCTGCTAATGTCGGAACCAAGTTCCCAAGCAGAAATATCGCTTTCAACGCGGATTCAACAACTGCCGGCGTCGACAACCAGACTATTCCAAACATCGAGTCCCTCGCCATGCATTGGGACTTCGCACAGGTCACAGGAACAGACGCAGGTGGCGCTTTCACCGTTGAAGACGCCTCTTCTGGTTCAGTATCACTATTCTCTCGCTACTCCAACGACGGCAACCTTTCCAGAATTATCAATAGTCAGTACGCTGGCGTTGCCTACTTCCCGGCAGCACTTTCCTCCACAAGCGTCATCGATAAAGAATTCCTACCAACAAACCGTCAGCGTTTGCCCGAGGTCATAAACTCCGCAGATGCTGTCAATGTCCTTTCCAGGGACGATGAACTTTACCCAAGAGACGCTGCGCCTTCACAGATGTTCTTTGCTTTTGAGAAGAGCATGTATGGCATCGTTTCCCAGGAAATGGTTAACTACTTTGGAACGATCGTAGAGTTCAACAACCTCATCGGCGATGTTGTCAACAAGTATCGCGGAGACTACAAGGGTCTTCGCCTCCTTCGCCAACTCTTCTTTGAGAAGATCCAAAACAACCCAGACCTCGACAAGTTCATCGAATACTACAAGTGGATCGACAACTCCCTTGGCATCTTCCTCCAGCAACTCGTCCCCGCTTCTGCCGACGTTTCCGACGAAATTAGAACAGTCGTGGAAGACCACATCCTTTCTCGCTCCAAGTACGACCACAAATACCCGCAACTCGACTACAAGGGCAACGAGCGCTTTGGTGGTGACGAAGCCAAGTTGGAAGCCAGGGTCAAGGGCATCGAAGAACTTACTTACAACTGGGAGTTTGGCCACGCACCACTCAATAACCTACAAAGCACAAGCGGTCGTTGGTGGAAAGAAAGAGCCAAGCGAACCAACACAGCCTTTGGCACGGCAACAGCCATCGACACAGCCCGCCAAGACCTCAACGACATCATCCTAAGTTTTAACTCTGCTTCTGCCGAGGAGTTCAACCAGAGCACCGGCATCGGAAACACCTACTTCGGTTCCACTTACGCCCTACGCAACTTTGCGCAGACAACCAGAACAACGGTTCACCTAGACAAGAAGATCGGCGGTGGCTACAACTACCCACCAGGGCACAGGCCAGACGCGCTATTCTCTATTACAAAGCGTGGAACAGCCGGCGCAGATCTACTAACAGTATCTAAAGGCAACTTCCAAGACCTTGACATTGCTGAAACTGGCGAGCCCATCGTCACCATCAAACGCCGCTTTGACGATCCTCTCGGAACCGACAACCAGAACCAAAACGGCTACTCAACCGGCAAAAACAGCCTACCGGCTGTCCTTTACAGTTCCTCAGCCGGAACAACCGGTTACAGATCCGAGACTACTGGAATCGAGTTTGCCGGCTTCCACAACGACTCTTACGGACCAGAATACGATGTTCCGATGCAGGGTCCGTTCTCCGACGCCCATGTCGGCGGTTACAGGCATCGCCACGAAGATCTTACCGGAGATCCTACTCTAACCTCCTCTACAACCAGAGCCGAGGCTTGGTACAGAAACGGCGCGAACTACTCATCTGCTGACTACAACTTTACAAGACCCTCTGCTTCTCCACAGTACCGCAGAGGCGAAGGTGTCAAGCGCCCACTAAACATCGAAAACATCCAGCACAGGACCGGCTCCAACACGATCCGCATGGGCAACTTCGACAAGCGTTACGAAGTTGTTATGACAAACTCTCGCAGAACAAATAACTCCCAGTTTGTTAAGAACGAGGGCTTCTCTACCGCCTCTGTGACCTCCGATGTTCTCGGCTATGTCGAAGCCCTTGTGGACTATGCAAAGCCCGTCAGAGCACGCACAGAGCACGTCATCGTCAACCGTTTCTCTGCTCCCGGCGGCCCAGAGACTGCTGGTGACGCACAGGGTGGTGCGGGACTTGATTACGTTTCTTCCGAGTTGAGCCCTTACAACAACCTAAACTACAGAAATCTAACGATCCGCCAGCCTCTCCGCACACTCCTTACCGAGCGCTCCGAGCAGTTTGGTCTTCGTTCTGGTTCAGCGGTTTCAGCCCTGGACTACACAAACGTCACGGCAAGTTTCCACAAAATCAACAGAAACGGCATAAAGCAGTTGGAGTCAAGTTCTGCCGGCGGCATTGTGACTTCTTCGGTGTTCGACAACTACTATGTCCAGCACATGATCCCGCAGTCCGACTTCCAATACACTTGGATCACAGCGTCTTATGTCTCCACAGTCGGCGACATCTACGGCTACCTTCCTTACGACGGCTTGGCATCCTCCTCAACGGGGCTCATTAGCGCAATCAACTTTGTTAGTGGTAGTGAGATCACTATTGCTGGGAGTTTTGTTGATTTTGTCAATACCAACACAATAATTGTCGATCCAATAAATACCTCTGATTTTACAACAGGCTATTCACTTCCTACTGATGTTGATGAATATGTTCCTGGGACATCGCTCGGAGCCCAGCGGAGTAAAGTCTTGAATGGACTTGTTGCTCACCGTGGAGGAGTATACGGCTACAACACTTGGAAGCAACAGAGGGTTGGCGAAGGCAGGCTCCCACGCTACTTCCGCGAAAACAACATCTACACCCACACGCCAAAGGTCGGTGAACCAATAACAGTGACGACTCCTGGCGGAACAACAACGGTTCCAGTCAGAAATAGAGCAACCTTGGCTGTCACACAGTCCTCTGTCGACGTTGCATTTAGGCCACTTTCCTACAAACTCGTCGTCAAAACGGGCGAAAACGACAGAGGCGAAGACATAAACTCGATCGCAGTTGTCAAAGCAAGTTTCGGAAACAACCTTGCGTTCTTCGAAGACTCCGACTTCAACGAGGCGATCGGGGCACAAATAGATTTCAGAGACACGCCTTACAGAACTCTCCTAAACCTCTACGGCAGAAAGAACAACCAAAACTCTTCACTTCCGATCAAGCGTCTTTCAGAACTCCGCTACTCAGAAGTTGTTTACCCATCCAGGGCAAACATCTACAGAGACATCATCCGAGGTAGAACAAGTTTTGAAAACAACTTCTGGCGTGATGCTCGTGCAGATCGTGTTACCAAGGGTGAGGCGAAGAAGCCAACAAACGTTGCGCAAGTTACAGTAAGCCAAAGCGCATGGGCATTAGATGCGCACATCAATTTTGTTTCTATTGCAGACACAGTTTTTTCTGGCGGTTTAGCAAGAAACAACGAAGACGGTTACAAGCCAGGAGAATTGCAAAACCTTTATGTGCACTTCCACGCAGGCACTTCTTCAAACGCTCAGCCAGGCTTGCTTTATTCCAGAAAACAGATCTATCCCTTAACTAGTGCTGTGGCCCCTGTGTGGGGTATGGAGATTCCAGAGATTGCAGCGTCATCAGATCCAAACCTTTTGCAGCCGAAATCAATGTTCCGTGGTGAAGCCCTCTGGGAAGCTGCTGCACAAGCCGGTGCTTACGAAGGAACGTCAAGCACATTCGTTTCTTCCGCAGCCAACCCGTTCTACGACGACTACGAGGCTTACTTTGCCGACATCAGAAGCAAGGGCAAGGACTACTCCATCATTCCAGAGTTCAGGATCTCCGAGCACATTGACTTCTACGATGCAAACTCCGACGACTTCCTCAAAGAAAACCAGAAACTATTCTCCATTTTCGGAACACCAACCGCTTCAACAGTTCCGCAGAACAGTTCAGAGGCTGACTTCTTCAAGGTCTTTACAAACTCAGACTTTATGAAGCATTTTGAACTCATAAAGAACGACCACGAAAGAATCGCAGATCCACACGCCATCACCTTGAAGTGCAAGGCAATCAAGAAGTTTGTTCCTTACGACGGCTTCTACCCTGCTGAAAGAACAACGGAGATGGTAGAACAGTTTATTCAAGATTATTCTGGTTCTGTAAATAAGATCAGCGGCGAAAACTTAGGAGAGGATGCTTCATTGAGAACGGTCTTAAAGCCGCTCTTTGCACCGGGCATTCTTTACAACACTATCAAGTCAGGAATCGCTGTTGATTATCCAATTTTGCAACAAGGGTTAACCCAACAGATCGGCACTAATACTCCAAAAAGAGGAGTGACTTATGATGCAACTTCATTCACTGCACAGGTTAATGAATTTATCACATCTGCCTCTTTCGCCATTATGTCAAGCACAAAACCAGAAAGTAGAAATGCCGTTTCTAGAGTAGTCGACCACTCAAGAGGCTGGGATAAGAGAATCCCATTCGAAGCAATAATTGATCCAGACAACTACCTTGCAAGCGTAAGAGTTGCTGATGACGAACCAAGCAACTGGGCAAGAATAAGAAGTGTCGTGTCATTTGACGGAACTGGCGGTTCAAAATACAAAAAGATGATTAACAACTTCTTTGCTGAGAGTGTAAATTTCTTCTTACCAAACGGACAACTTACAACATTAGAGTCTCTACCGCAAAGAGAGTTCAAAACAGTGACTCCTGGAGTGCCATACGGAATGAGAATCAAGATGTGGCGCTCTATGGACCAGCCACGCCTATTCAGTGGTTCTTGGGGTGATTTTGAGGTTCCACAGAACACTCCAGAGTCTGGTTCTACCGAGTCAAGAGCAGCAAGAGAAACCTTCACGATGTATAGTCGACCAGGCGCATTTGGTGTTCCGTTGGCGCTCTATGCGAGCGGTAACCACAACTTATGGCCTGGTGCAGACACGGTTCCAGGCACAAAATATGACTTCTCACCAGCAAATGGAATTTATGGATCACACACACCGCCTTATTATGACGGTGAATGTTGGTTTGACATTATTTTCTGGCCCCGGGGCGTAGAAACAGCACTAGAGCCCTCTCCACCACAAGTCTTCCAGTTTAAGGCAGATGAAACTGGTGAACAATACAGACCAACTCTAGATGAGATATTCGCTTCTCCACACGAATCAATTTTTTATGTCAGCGGAACTCAAAACAACAATGTCCCACTCGCCGGCTCTTTTACAAGAAAATGGCGATATGATCAGGAAGCTCTTAAAAACATCGCTGGCTCTTCTTACCACGTCAAGTCTTTCACAGGCGGCGCCGCGACGGTTCCATACGTTGGGCCAGCCTCTGGCCCGTTTATGAACGAGTGGGCAATGCAGCTTGATTCTTGCCTCAACATTTTCCGTAAGAATGCACGAGGAAACAAGTGGTCTATTCAGACAAAATTTGAGACACCAATGCTCAACTTTAATCACGTCAGTACGGGAAGTAACACGTTGACCGTAACCGATGATGCCGATGCGAATTCTTGTATCCCAAGAGGTATGTGGCACCAGTTTGGTCGCCTACCACTTGACGGCGAGGGTGTTTATCTACAAATTACTGACATTCCGACGCAATGGCTTGAAACTCACCCAAGCGCTACGCTAGTTCCCGATCTGGCTGGAACTATTTCTTCACTAAATAAGAGCCCTTATGTGAACAATGAGTCTGATGTCGCAACATATTTCAACGGCTATACTCTTCCGATCGGAACAGTTTCAGATGATGGTTCGTCTACTAGTTACATTAGACCAGAAGTCCAATCTCTTGTAGACATCTGCGGCTTTAGCACCGATCCGGTTAGAATTGGTGAGATTCGCGATCGCAAGTTCCTGAGAGAAGCTGTTGTAGCCGTTCCATTCAAGATCGTTGACGGAGAAAGAAAATTCTACAGAACATTTGATCCGAGACGACCAGAATCACGCATTTCCGGCAAGAGTTACAGAAACCTTGTTGATGCGATGCAAAGATATGTTTTCCCACCGACATTCGACTTCGTAAACAACCCAGAAGTCACACCGGTCTCAATGTATGTCTTTGAGTTCAAACACGAACTTACAAAGGACGATCTTTCCAAGATCTGGCAGAACGTCACGCCAAACATTGGCACAGAAGCACAGGCTTCTTTCGCAACAATAAGCCACGAACTTCTCGCAAACGAACTGCTTGGAGATATTGAAGAGGCCAATGCAGCAACCGCTGCAAACATTCCTTACGACGATATGGATAACCAGATCCAGTGGATGGTTTTCAAGGTCAAGCAAAGAGCCCGCAGCGACTATTTTGAGGATGTTGAGAACAAGGGCCGCTCAATGCCGTTCTACACCTACAACTGGCCTTACGACTTCTGCTCCCTTGTTGAACTTGCACAACTTGAAGTTTCCATGGACTTCAAGAAAATCCCAGACACAAGAAAGGTTCGCGCCAAGCGCGTCGATCTACCTGACGAGTTGGCTCTCCTTGACAGAGGCGCAGGAGCAGGCCGCGAAGGTACATTTGTTGGAGATGTAAGTGTATTCGCAGAAACAAGTCTTCGTCCAGACCTTGAAGGTACTGGTCGTTCTACCGCAACCTTCAACCAGGGCGGCGATGTTGTTGAACGAGGAGGCCCAACAATTCTCGGACCAGGAGGCGTTGTGGACGCTGAAACTGCTGCCTCACAAACCGCCGGCGGGATTATGGATACTCTAGAAGGTGGCCGTTCTGGAATAGCAGGAGTTAGAAACGACACAGTTGGAGGACCACAAGGTCAAGCACCCGGCACAAACAACCTTGGTGGCATAGGCGACCAGGACATAGACGGATAAAGGACTAAAAAATGAAGTTTTTTGACTCAAAAGAAGAAGTTTTAGATGTCCAAATAACCAAGTATGGTCGTCATATGCTCTCACAGGGCAGGTGGAAGCCGACCTACTATGCGTTTTTTGACGAAGGCGTTATGTATGACGCAAACTATGCCGGCATTACAACCGAAAATAAGAACTCCGCAGAGTCAAGAATCCAAGAGGACACTCCTTACCTAACCACGCAAACCAACTTTACGGGCCGTGAAGAATATTTGTTTGATGGTGTGGGCGATATCCAAGACAGGATGAGACTCGGTGTTTATGAAAAACTAAATGTTATGCCACAAAGCCTCGGCACAACAACGCTCGAATCAACAAAGACACCCGCCTACAAGATCCGCTTCCTTGAAGGCAGGATCCAGAACCTTGAAAACTCCCTAACCGGCAATGTTCGCACGGCAAATACAGGTTCATCCACAATAACCAACTATTCCCAGCAACTTCTCAACATCCCACAGATCGATCTTGACGTTGAGTTCAAGATCTCCACAGAGGAAGTCGGCTCAACTCCAAAGTTTGAGTTCGATCCAGCACTGACACAGGGCAGGACTTACCCAGACAACTACCAAGTTTTCGTTGGACCGGATCAACTTCTTTTCATCATCGAAGAAGAGAACGCCTCTTTTGACCACGAGAACTTTGAGATCGAGATCTTCGAAATAAAAGACGAAACTGGCAACCTCGGCGAGCCAGTCCTCGAACAACTTTCTTTCATCAAGCCAGTTCAGACAGTTGTTGACAACAAACTTATTGACGAAAGAAGAGCACAAATAATGGCAGGTCGTCCAAATGGTCAACTTCCAGAACTGGATCCTACTTACGTTGAATATTTCTTTGATGTCAATGTCGATTCCGAGATCGATCAAAACATCATTTGTCGCTCTCTCAAGAAGGTCAAGTCCAAAGACCTATTCAACGACATTGAGGTTAACTGCCCAGACCTTAGAACAGTTATTAACACGAACATTTACGGCACCGATGCTCTATCCGATAACTGTCCAGATTATTAGAAAGAAACTATTTACACCATAGGACACTAATCGATGGCAACAAGAGTAGATTTTTCAAGCGTATTTGACACTGTTCTCCCAAATGTTTACATTAGGAACGTGTCGCTTGCACACGCAAGTTTGGCCGATCCAAGGCGAGGTGTCGAATACGACGACGATCAAAACTACGTCTTCGAAAAGAACGAGTTTGGTAAAAGGTTTTTTCCAAACTTGCCTCCACAAGATGTCCAACTCATAGCAGAGGGCAAGTTTTTAGAAGTCAAGGCACAGATCGTCATCAAGGACTACTACCGAGACAACCAGAAGAGCCTATGGTTTGAAAATGACGAGGTTCTAAACCTTCTAAAACTCCGCGTCCTCCTAAGCACCAAGGCACAACTAACAGACGATCTTCGAAATAGAGGTCTTACAGAGAAAAACATTGAAGACTCAAAGGCAGAAGGCGGCCTAAAAGAGCAGATCATCTCACTCAAAAAAGTCCATAAAACAAGCCTTATGGACTTTCAGAAGCAAGAAATAGACGGGAGAACGGTTTACACTCTTACTTACGATGTTTCTTTTAAGGTTTACCGTCCAAACCCAAGACATGTTGCTATGTTCGCAGGAACCTTTATGGATCTGAACGAATATGCCAGAACAAGAGAATCACTAGCACAGTCAAGGAGACGTTTCCTTTATGGCAACTTCGCTGGTCAACTGCTCGTAAATAAAGGCGAACGTCCACTAAACTCAAATGTTTTCATCCAACCTGACGGAAAAGCCTGGGCTGGACCGGTTCACTTCCAACAAGAAACAAACTCTTTTATGGCCGGTGCTTTCCACAGCAGTCAGCCACATCCCCGCCTCGAAAGAAAGGTTATTGGGAACACAACAACGCTTGACTACCGCCTCCTAGACGGAGCAGAGGAAGCAACAACCCTCCTCCGACCCTACACACCACGCAGTCGTCGAAGAAGAAAGGCTATGTCGAGGCAAGAAGACTTCAAAAAGATTATGAAGTCCGCTTACATTTCAGAGCCAGAATACTCAACAAACCGTTTGGGCGAAGTCTTTATGACTTTCCACATAAACTTTGACAAGATCATAAAAGAAAAGACACAGTTTGGCGCCATTGCAGTCAAAGCAGATCCAGATGCTCTAAATGATATTCGAGGTCTAACTGAAATAAAAACAGTCAAGGTTTACAGAAACAGGGTAAAGAAAGGTTTCATACCAGGAACGTCAAACCTTGTGGATTTTGAAGACAGAACAGAGCTTATTGCCGAAGCCACAGGCGCACAACTAGACGACGGTTTGAGTGTTCCGCTTGAAAAAACAGTCAACTCTTACGACGAAGAAGCAAGAAAGATCACAGTCGGCCAAATAAGAGAAATAGACTTGCAGTATCGAGGCGCAGTCGGCATTAGAACCTTTGGCGTTTCGGATCTCGAAATGGACAGAAAGACAGACGGCCTCTATTCTTATTCAGTTGAGTTTGAGATGGTCGATGGAACAAAGGTCTTTGCGGTGCAAGAGTTGGACAAACTCATCCAGGCCAAGAACCTAATGATCGAATACCGCGATATGGCCTCCAAACCAGACAACACCGACGAAGAGACTGGTCTATTCACAGACGCTTTCCGCACCAGGGTCAACGAACTTTATGATGAACTCGCCCCAAGGGAAGCAACTGGCAGAAACAGAAGGGAACGACGCCAGGCAATCCGCCAGAGTTTCGTCAACCTTCCTTGGAATAATGCTGTCGCGGCCTACATTGATGTTCTAGGCAACGCAACGGCTTTCAGCAACAGGAACATCGCCGGCCTCTCAACTCTTCTCTATTCGCTTGTCAGGCCCGACACGGGAAGTGTCGAAGGCATCAACACAGTGATCGGTCTAATGGAAGCACTCGAAGCAAAAATGTCGAGCGCTCTTGGAAGAAAGGCTGTCCTTGTCAATGAGGTTGATTACGGCGACAGAACCAGGGCTTACAAAGGAAAACTGCCACAGAGAGATCTATTCATAGAAAAAAGGTTCCAAAAGATTTTCAACAGCAATGTTCAAAAAGATGTTGGTTTTGACTTCCTTGGAGACCTTGGATCCCGAGAGAACGCGGGACACCTCGAAATAACTGTCCAAGATATAAGAGGTCGTTTCGCAGACGAGAACAGAAAGTATTTCATCACCTCAGGTCTTGGTGGTGACTCACTCTTGCCAGAGGGACTAACCAAGGGTTTAGATCTGGAACCAAACTTCTTCTCTTTCCTAACACCAGCAAGAGCAAGGATGGGCAAGGGCGTCTCTCTTTCCACTCTACAAAAAGGAAACTCCATTTTAGACAAGGGCCAGTTTGACGTTATTTCTACAACTCGTCTCGCGATGAACCCACGAGCAGCAGCACCGAACAAAAAACTTAACACACCAGCAGATCCGAGCAGCAACATAGGGGAACTCATGCCGCCTGTGAACTTCTCGGTTGGTTTCAACCCCACGCTTTCAAACTTGTCAGAGGAAGACTACACTATTTCCACAGCGATGTCTCCCATTATGGCTGCTGCCGGCATCTCTATTACGACACCTACTTTGGCAAATGCAGAGAGGCTTTCTTTCACTGCTCTAGACGGCCAGACAGAAGAAAAAGAAGATGGTGTTGATCCCAAGGAGATTCTAGGCGACAACACGAACTTCTCCATTGACCCCTTGCCCAAGAAGGATGTGGACGAAGAGGAAAATCTAACACCAGAACCAAAGCAGCAGTTCAACGAACTTGAAAAGATCTTTGTTGGTGCGATGGTCGATTCGGAAGACAGCCTTTTTGATGGCAAGAAGCGGGCAACTATTGAAAAAATCTCAAACCCAAGAAGGATCTTCTCCAAGGATTTAGAAGTGGATGATGATTCTACTGCAAAGCAGGCAAGATTCTACAACGGACTTCCAAACCAAATCAAGTCACTTTTCCTAACACAGACACCATTGGCGAGAGTTAACTGGGTAGAAAGATACAGACAAACGGGTGAAGATATTCTAACAAGCCCCTCTTTGGCCAACTTCCTCTATTACAACTACAAGCACATAAACCGCATAGAAGTTCTTGTAGGTTTTGAAAAGGACGATCGAGGCGAACTACAAATCTCCAGACCAAAATATGAAAGACTAACAAGAAGACTTCTACAAGCATCACGGACTTTTGCAAGACCTTTATTGTGTCGTATGACACCATATTCTAATGCGAGGCTTGGGATGAGAAAGAGCAAGAAGTTGAGTATGACGGAGTATGATGAAAACTTTGTCATCATCCCAGACACCTCGCCGACTACAAACGTCGATGAAATCGCAGCAGAGACAGAGGCAGAAATAGAAGACTTTATTACGGAACTTCTTCCAGAAGATCCGACAACAACAGAACAGGGCGACGAACTATTTAGAAGTGTCCTTGTCGATCGTTTGACTGAATATTCAGAACTAAACTCAACAGGCAAGCGCTCCCTGAAGGTCGAGGTCGATAGAAGAATAATGATGGACGAGATCCCACCAGAGTTCCAAACAAACCTAGTTGTCTACCAGCCAAGAAACGTCACAAGAATCGGAACAAGTTTTGGTGATGATGGACAACCAAGAAGAACAGTCGTGGAAAGCAACGCAAGAGCGGCCTTGCAGCGCAGAGCAACAGGCACACCAGCAAGAACACAGACAGCACGAACCACGAGAACACCAAGTACAGGCGGAACTAGCGGAGGCGGTTACTGATGTCGACAAAGAAGATCACTATTGTCAACGAAGAACTTTTAGCAAGAGACGCAAGTTCAGATTTAGTTCGCGACCTTCACGCAGGACGTTGGGGAGTTTTTACAGGTGAAGGCATCAAGTATTCCCCAATAACAGACACTGACATCAAAATAGAAACTACGATCCTACCTCCATCAAGAGGACCAATAGACGACAGGCCGATTTCTCCAGGTACTTACCAAGCCTTACGAAAGCATACAGAAATGGTTGAGTTGGTTCAGAACTTACCATTGGACGAAAGAAGAACACCAGAGGACAATGCAAACTGGATCAGCCAAGTCGAGGGCCTTGTAGACATTGGCGTCCCCCATTATGACTTTGCAACCACAATGATCACAGAGCCAGTCGAAGAAGAAACCCAAAACTCAACAACTGACGAAGGCTCCCTAAAGCAAGGCGCAACTTTCCACTACAACTTCTTTGATAGAGAGTATGAAGACGAACTTGCAACGATCACGCAGCACTATTTCATACCAAACGTCTACCAAGATGTAGACCGCTTGGAAGCCAGAACAGAGCCAGGGGAAGAACCAGAATACGCCCTCCGTGCCCCGTTCAAGAGAAAACTAATAAGAAACAGACGACGCCCCGTCCAAAGTCTTTCAACAGTCAATCAAATAGTTCCAGCCGAGAACGGTGGAAAGTTTAGAGATTATTCACCAGATTTCTACCCAATGCACGCCCAAGTGGTCGTAAACACAAAGAGCGTCGGAGGCCGAAAGATTTCTTTGGCCCTCAAAGACTGTGCTGCCGAGATCAACCTAACAAGAGACCTTGAAGGCGTTGCAACCCCAGGTGCTCCAAGTTCTATTGCGAGAGAAAACATAACACTCTCAAGCACGATCATCAATGCCGATGGTGTCAGAGAAACCTTTTCTGAAGACATCGATGCAATAAAGACTGTTAACCTTGCACTATGGGGAGACGAAGACGCTCCTGGTTGGGTCAACGCAAATCCGGTTCCACCAGAGTTTTCATTCATTGGACCAGAAACCTACTCCTCAGCACAGTCATTATTTGGCTTGCCGTCTCTATTGGGCGCAAATGTTGCTCACCTTTACGATCGCCTAAGTGAGATCGCAACAGAGCACGGCAGAACGATGCAAGACATTATGAATGGTGTTCCTGCCTATTCAGAAACTGTCTTGTTCAAGGTCGAAAAGTTCCTCGGCCCAGTTAGTTCTATCACGACTTCCACACCAATAAAGACGTTCCATTTCTCAAACGCTGGCAGTATTGACATTGATAAGATTGAAAAAAGAATAAAAGTTGTTGACACGCAGGTCAAGTACGGCGAAACCTATTCTTATGTTGTTACGGCTTATCAGGCAGTTGTTGGATCAGCGTATCAATACGCCAACCTTACTATTTTAGAAGAGTCGCGCCCAAGAAGAGCATCGGTCACGACAGCGATTGAGACCATAATAAAACTTGTTGAAATCCCTCTTTATGTCTCTACTGGCGCGATTTACGATTACCCACCACTTGCCCCACAGGTCGAGTTCCTACCACTAATCGGATCTCCAAGAAAGTTAAAACTACACTTCCAAATGTCTTCTGGTTTTGAGGACCAAGTTCCAATAGCACTTAACCAAGCAGATCAGGATATTTTTGATCAAATGGCGATCAACCAAGGGCGAACAGTTGGAGGTCCATTGACATTTGGTTCAGACAATGCACCGGTCGCTTATGAGATCTACAGGGTAAACGAACCACCAGTTAGTTATGATGACTTCAATCGCAGAAGAATAGCCAGAGTCTCCACTCTTTCAAGCGATGCAAAAACGACAAGACAAGCATCCTCTGCTGCCTTTGTTTTAAACCAGGCTTTAAACCGCAAGTTCTACTACATGTTCAGAACTGTTGATTACCACGGCGGACTCTCAAACCCAAGCCCGGTTTTTGAAATCGAACTCCTTGGAGATACAGGAGTTAGTTTCCCAGTTATTCGTGAATATGAGTTTGGGCAAATAAGCCCCAAAACAGAGACAAAGATGGCAAGAAAGTTCGTTCAAATAACACCTCGAATCACACAAGCCATCGTAAACGAAGAGATTTCAGGACTACTTAATCCAGACGGAACTCTTGGAAACGCAAGAAATAACAGAGAGATCGTTCTTGGAGTAGAAGACGAAGCTTTATTCGGGCAGGATGCCTCTACATCACACGCGATTCGCAGAGGCAAGAGATTCAAAATAAGATTTACCTCGAAGACGACAGGAAAGAAAGTCGATTTGAACGTTTCTTTCAAAACAAAACGAGTTCGAGGCGAGACAGAATAGCATAAAACATTTTCATTACACTATTTATTAGTGAAACCTTCAGGAGACAACGAATGGGATTCCTAGATAATTCAGGCGACATTATCTTAGACGCTGTTTTAACCGACACTGGTCGTATGAGATTAGCAAAGGGCGACGGAAGTTTTAAGATTGTAAAGTTTGCCCTTGGCGATGACGAGATCAACTACGAGATCTACAACAAGAACGATAGTAGAGGCTCGGCCTACTACGACCTAGAGGTGCTACAGACACCAGTCCTAGAGGCGTTCACCGATAACGCTGCTTCTATGAAGTCAAAGTTAATCTCTATTCCAAGAAACAACCTACTTTACCTTCCGATCGTCAAACTAAACACAACATTTGACTCTTCTACCGCGAAGCATTCTTCAGGCGACTTTCTCATTGCAGTCGATACTGAGACCGAGGATGAATTGTTCACAGATGCTTCTGGTGTCTCTATCGACGGCGTTCTCATGGGTGAGACACCAACCCGCTCTGGCAACCGCATTCGCCTCGACCAAGGACTAGACACAACTGAGATTTCGCCTGCTCGTGCTCTAGACCCGCTTCTACTTGAGACACAGTACGCCATCGAAATCGACAACCGTCTTGGAAGCATCGTTGAACAAACAGATGGTGTTAAAGCTTCTGTCTCCTTTGTTGATGATGATTCAATCGCCACCTACTACCTCTCAAGGGGCACAGACAACGAGTTCGTAATGGATATTCAGGACACCAGCGAAAACACTTCTGCTGGTTCTATCAAGGGTCCGAGAGGTACAAAGCTTGTCTTCAAGGTTCAGTCTTCACTTGAATTAAACACAAGTGATTATCTTTTTGATACCATAGGAACAACAGATTCCACAATTGCAAGTAAGTCTGGTGTTGCGGGGACAGTAAGCTTTAAAACAATCAAGTCCACTATTCGCGTAACCGGCGTGAATACTGGTTATCGTATCGACATTCCGGTCAAGTTCGTCAAGAAAGTATAAAGGATAGGATAACATAATGGCTACAACATTTAAGAATTTCTTAAGCAACGACCTAGCAAACACGAGAACGCTTCTCCACGAGGCTATCCCGATCACTGGTTCTATCGTTTCTGGAACTTACGCAAGCGACGGAAACATCAAGACCTACGGTCACGGTATGTTCAAGAGTGTCTACGACTACCCTTACCTATCCTCTTCTGCTAACCACATCTTCGACATCACCGCTGGATACGCCAACGCCTCTGCCCTTTCTGGCGCAAGCAACACGCAGAACGCCAAGAAGATCAATCTTTACAACCAGATGGCCCAGTATCTTGTCGGATACGACGACACAGGCAGCATCAAGCAGTTCACAATGCCAACAGACGGCACCGTAATGAATGACTGCTTCTTCGTCCCATTCGCCCGCCTTCTCTCCAAGGACGAGATCAAGAAGGGCTCTGTAACACTTGAGTTTGGCCTTTCTGCTTCCTATTCACAAGATGGGACAGCATTTGACAAGAGAGCCAAACTAATTGACTATTCCGGCTCCGATGGCTACTATGTTGATTCTCCTGCTGGCGAGTACGGTGTCCTTTATGGAACTTCTTCAGCCCTCGGCGGAGGCGCCGCGAGCTTCTTCGACGGAGAGACTCTAGGAAATGCTGCCACAATGCCAGCCATTGGCCTCATTTACTACCAGGCCGGAATCGCTGTTATTTCCAGTTCCCTATTCAACGACACGGCTGACGGTGGTGCTCTTAAGGCCGGTCTTGGAACTCTTGAGCTTGGTTCCGGTTTTGGACCATCCGGCTTCAATGCCATCACAGGCTCAACGCTTGACAACTTCTCTGCCGGCATTCTAAACCGAGTTTACAACGTTTCATTCAACAACACGACCGAGCTAAACTCAACTATCTACTTCTGCCGCGCAAGCCACAGCGACTTCAACTACAGTTCCAACCCGACTTACCTAAGTGGAAGCAAGATCCGCGTCAAGACTCGTTCAGAAGACGCCCCTGTTTCTTACATTACGACGGTTGGTCTTTATTCCGCAGACAACGAACTTCTTGCTGTCGCCAAACTTTCCGAGCCGCTTCGCAAAGATCCGACAAACGAGATTACACTTCGCGTAAGGCTAGACTACTAAGGGGGTGCTACGATGCCTCTCTACAAGTTTGGGGCGGGTGATGTTTTTTACAACCAGATAAAGGCACACCCAAGTAGTTCCTTCTTCGTTTACAACGGCAAGATCTATTACAACGACAAGGCAACGGAACCCGGCGCTAATGTAAGCAATGTCGGCGGTGTTCCAACTGGCCACGTCAGTCTTTATGAAATGAACGTTGACCGTGTTGCTGCGTCAACTGGTCGCTTCATCGGCGGCTCGTCTTCCATCTCAGGCGAGAACGTAGACGACACAGGACTTATTTACCCATTTGTCTACAAGGGCTTCGATAAGGTTGCTTTCAAAACCATAAAGCGAAGAAACTTCGTCCACGACTATTCAAACGGAGATGTGATAACAGGAAGTTATCAAATGTCTGCGTCCATCGTCCGCTCCTTCTACGACTCAGGAGACGGCTTCTTTGGCTCCAACCTAACAGGAAGCGCCATAAAGAACTCCCTTGACTATGCTGCCCGTTTGGGCCAACATTACATCTTCGCCTCTGGTGCTACGGAAGTCGTCAACCTTATTGACATTCCTTCTATTTTCTATGGATCTGAAATCAAAAAGGGCTCTGTTGTCCTTGACCTCTACATCACCGGCACACTTGCGGCAAGGCTAACGGACAAGTTCTACAATGGAGCCCTCGTCCAAGAGTCAGGCACCTACGCCTCAGCAAACGACGGCCAGATCGCAGGCGTCGTCCTCTACAACGAGGGTCTTATTCTTCTAACTGGATCCTGGGCTTTGGATGCCACGCTTGAATTAGAAGACAGAAACTACTTGGGAACAGACATAGTGTCTGACATCTCTTGGAAACATTTTGCTCTTGGTGCAAACTCTTTTTACAGCGCGTCTGTTTCCAACTCTTCTGCCTCTTATTCACTCAACTTCGCAGGAACAAACAAGATCCCAACGGTCACGATGTTGGCAAATGCTAACCGAGGCGAACTAAATTTCACAAACAACCCGACCTACATTGAATACGGCCAGATCCCCTACCACCCAACCACAGGCTCCAACTTCTACAAAGAGCAGCCGCTAACCATCAAAAACATCCACTCCTCCTCTTACACAGATCCAACTGGCTCTCTCAAAAAAACAACATACATCACCAAGATCGGCATTTATGACGAAGACAAGAAGCTCATTGGCATCGCCTCTGTTGCAAAGCCAGTGAAGAAACTTGAAGACCGAGACTTGACATTTAAACTAAAACTTGATATGTGATAGTATGCTTTTAGGTTTAGACATTTCAACAAGCATCACGGGCTACACTTTATTAAACGAAGACAAGATAGTCCTAAATGGTGCTTGGGACACAAGAAAGTTTAATGACTTTTTTGACAAAGCAAGATTCGTGCAAGAGGGTTTAGATGAGATTTTTAAGAAATATGGAAGCGAGATTGAATCAGTATATATTGAACAGTCGCTACAATCGTTCCGTTCAGGTTTCTCTTCTGCGAAAACAATTTCAACTCTTGCTCGTTTTAACGGCATCGTGTCTTGGCTTGTTTTTGATCAACTACAGATTAAGCCAGAATACATCGCGGCTACGTCTGCCAGGAAACTTTGTGGGATTAAAATACCCAAGGGCGAAAAGGCTAAACCAGTCGTCCTAAAATTTCTCCTTGACTCCGAGCCCCAGTTCAGCATAGAATACACTAGGCAGGGCAACCCAAAGCCAGAGTCCTACGACCGAGCGGACTCACTTGTTGTTGCCAAAGCGGGGGTTATATGCGAGAGGAAAAAGAGAAAATCATAAAGTCGGTTCTTGGCCGGAACTATTCATCCGGTAAAGAACTGCTTTTTCATTGCCCTTTCTGCAACCACCACAAGAAAAAGCTGTCCGTCAATGTCGACAAGGGTGTGTTCAAGTGTTGGATTTGTGACAAGTCCGGCTCCAGTCTTGGCTACCTTATTAATAAGTTTGGTTCAAGCAAGGACCGCGAGCATTGGAAGAAGTTTGAAACGTCTGTTGATGTATCTTCTTATGAAGACCTCTTCTCGCCCCCTGACGAGCCCGTGGAGCAACGCATCGACTTGCCCAAGGAGTTCGTCTCCCTAACAGGCAAGACGACCCACAAGGGCCATTTCCCCGCCCTACGCTACCTTAAAGAACGAGGCATCACCCGCGACGACATTATGCGGTGGAAGATCGGCTATTGCGCCGATGGCGAGTTTGCTGGAAGGATCATCATCCCATCTTTCAATAAGGACGGGTGGGTTGATTATTATGTTGCTCGCTCTTGGGGTTTTGAGTGGCCACGCTACAAGAACCCTCCCATCAGCCGAGACATTATTTTCAACGAACTTTACCTAAATTGGGACGAAGAAGTAGTTATTGTAGAAGGCGTTTTTGACGCAATAAAGGCTGGTAATGCTATTCCTCTACTTGGATCCACGCTTCGTGAGGGTTCTGTTATTTTTGAGGCCCTTGTTAAGAATAATGCAAGGGTTCTATTGGCTCTTGACGCTGACGCCCAAAGGAAGAGCCAATCGATCGCTCGCATCCTTTCTTTTTACGGAATAGAAACTTATGCTATTGATACGACTGGCTTTGAAGATGTTGGAGCGATGCCTAAAGACGAGTTCAAGGTTCGCAAGGAAAACGCTTCTTTTAATGGAAAAGACAACTATTTATTGGAGAAACTGCTTTCGATCTAAGGGAAGCGCAAAGGAGAAAGATTTATGAAGATCACAAAGTCAGAACTCAGAAAGATCATCAAGGAAGAGTTGGCAAACACACTTTCTGAAGTGGGCACCATTGAGCCTTATGTCGGCCCGCAACCGAAAAATAAGAGAAACTATGCAAAACTTCTAATGCGCATTGCTCCACTTGAGGGCTTGGGCGATCAGATCAGAAAGAAGCTTGGTTTTAACCAGAAAGAATATGAAAACTGCGCAGATCCGCGATACAAAACAAGATTCGTAGAAGGCGAACAGTGGGAATCCACCAAGGCAAAGGTTGGTCTTGCGCTTAGGCGTCTTCCTACTGCGGCCAAGCAGAGCATCATGTATGACGAGATCATGGGTCGTCTTGCCCAAGACAAGCTAGATCGTTGTGAAATCTATGATTTTACATCTGCTTTTGACGAACTATATGTTGAGTTAGAGGGCTTGGCAAAGGATGGAGATCTATGAAGATCACGAAGGCGCAACTTAGAAATTTTATCAAGGAAGAGTTAGCCTCCAATCTGTCAGAAGCCGATGTCCTTGACTTCCCAGGAGACAGGGTAAGTCCTGGTGCTTCCGGTGAAGGCGAAGGCGAGGTTGTCCCTCTTAAAAAGGACGAACCAGCCGGTCTTACTCTTACGGATAAAGAAATGGCAATAGGCGTCTATGGCATGGTTCTTGGCTTCCTTATTGGAACAAAGGCTCGTCGCGATGTTGATATTGAGGAGATCCAGGGTGGGAACCCAGAACTTTTCCAGGCGCTTATAAATGCCGTTGCGGCAGATCAGATCGCATTTGCACAAGACTGGATGAACATGCCCGAGGGCGAATTTAGAGCGAAGCATTTACCAGGCTTCTAAAGGAATAGAACTATGAAGATTACAAAGACACAACTCCGTCAGATCATCAAGGAAGAGCTTGACGCCACTATGGAAGAAGGAATGTTCGGAGATTTGGGTGCTAAAATCTCAGCCGGAATCAAAGAAATTCTTATGTTCCCTACTAATCTAGTAGCTGCTGGCATGTTGGTTTACCTTGACACTGTGGCACCAAGAAACGACATTGACATAAAAGAACTAGCAAATGATAACGCAGCGATGGACGCATTCCTTAAGAATCTCACTTCAGGTAATGGGAAAGCATTCGGCAGCCAGCTTGCAAAAGATTGGACAAACTCAAGAATGAGCAAAGATGAGATTATGTCTAAGTATTTCTCATCTAGTGAAGCTTGATCTCAACTGATCTAACAGACTAGTAAGGAAACAAGACTATGAAATTTACAAAGACACAACTCCGTCAGATCATCAAGGAAGAGTTAGAAACTCTACAAGAAGACGGACACGAAGATGTTTCTTCGGCAGTCAGAAAACTAAAGACCTCTATTGAGGACGCCACAGAGATCCTACAAGGTCTTCAAGCCCACCAGGGCGATCTTCCTTCTTGGTGGATGAGCAAGGTAACACTTGCTTCTGACTACCTAAACAAGTGCCGTGATTATTTTCTTGTTTCCGGCGAAGTGATGGAAGAAGAAGTCGTTGATGAAAAGATAGAAAAGGCTGACGGAGGTTATTTCGTGACCTCCAAGTCAGGGAAGCGTCTTTCAAAGAAGCCGCACGAAACAAAGAAAGCCGCCCTCGCTCAGTTGGGCGCTGTTGAAGCCAGCAAGGCAAGGAGAGGCAAATGAAAATAACAAAGACTAGACTAAAAGAGATCATCAAGGAAGAACTTGATATGATGAGCGAGGGCAGCGAAGTTGATGCGATCCTTGCTATGCTCGATCCAGAGACGCTTAGCGCCATTAAGATCGTCGCCCAGGCAGCAGGAAAGATGGCTCCTGGCGCTGCTGGTGTCGCTGCAACCACTTTTGCTGTGGATCAACTAAGGCAAGCGGTAAGCAAGATCAAGGGTGGCAAGCCCGAGGGTGAAGAAAACGCTTGACAAGCCCAGCCCCTTGTGCTACATTATAATAGTCTGAGGGGTTAGACTTTTGAAAATCGCGCATATCGCGGACAATAATAGGGCACATAGCGGACACAAAACTATTTACTATAGTAAGGAGTGTTTGCTATGGCTTTAATTTATATGGTTCTCTTTCCAAACGGCAAGAAGTATATTGGAAAGACTGAACGCGAGTTATCCGATCGCATGAAAGAACATAAACACCATTCCAAGAATTCAAATCGGCCCCTTTATAACGCAATAAGAAAATATGGTTGGGACAATTTGGAATGGATAGTGCTTGACAAGGACGACAATTTTGATTACATTAACAGTAGAGAAAGGGCTCTAATAGACGAGCACGGCTGCCTTAAGCGAGAAAATGGGTACAACTTGCGAGAAGGTGGAGACGGAGGTCGCCACGCCCAAGACACAAAAGATAAAATTTCTATTTCTAATGCTGGTGAGAAGAATGGTATGTTTGGCCGAAAAGCGTGGAATAGTGGAAAGAATTTATCTAAACAACACATAGAGAGACTGCGTGAAGCACACAAGGGGCAAATACCTTGGAACAAGGGAAAGAAGTTGCCACCAAAAGGCCCGCGAAACGAAGAAACAAAGAACAAAATAAGTAAAGCGAATAGTGGGGAGAATAACGGACAAGCAAAATTGACTTGTGAAAAAGTAATAGAGATAAGAGAAGCATATTCTAATGGCGGTTTAACTCAACGCCAATTGGCAGAAAAATATAGAGTATCTCAATCCGTAATAAACGGCATAGTAAATAATAAAACCTGGAGGAACTGTGGGGATTAGAGTTGCGCACCTGGCTGACACACATATACGGAATTACAAGTATCACAAAGAGTACCGAGTCATTTTTGACCAGATCTTTGACCGCTTACGAGAAGAGCAGGTCGATCTGATCGTCCATTGCGGAGACTTGGCTCACACAAAGACACAGTTGTCGCCAGAGTATTTTGACCTTGCGACACACTTCCTTAAGAACCTTGCCGACATTGCCCCAACCTACATCATTTTGGGCAACCACGACGGCAACCTTAAGAACGAACACCGACAGGACGCCATCACACCAATCGCAAATGCGTTGGCACACAACAACCTTCACCTTCTAAAGAACGCAGGCGAGGTTGTTGTTGGTGATGTTGCCCTAAATGTTCTTTCTGTCTTTGACGAAGACAACTGGGTGAAGCCATCCGATCCTTCCCGCATCAACATTGCCCTTTACCACGGCTCTGTTTCGGGTGTGAAGACGGACACGGGCTGGGTGATGGATCATGGCGACCATCCCATCAGCATCTTTGAGGGGCACGACTTTGTTCTTCTTGGCGACATTCATAAAACAAACCAGATCCTTGACGATGAGGGTCGGGTACGTTATTGCGGAAGCACGATCCAACAAGGGTTTGGTGAGACAAACGACAAGGGCTTCTTGCTTTGGAACATCCAGGGCAAAGATGACTTTACTTGCGAACACATCGCAATCGCAAACCCCAAGCCATTCATCACGATCATTCTAACCCCCACCGGTCGGATGCCAAAGGGCTTGAAAGTGCCAAGTGGTGCGCGTTTGCGTCTTGTTTCCAATAACAACTTGTCTCTTGAGACGATGCGAAAGGCTATTGAGGTCGCAAAGCATCGTTTCAAGCCCGATACCATTACCTTCCTCAACCGCGCAGCAGGGGAACGCGGGAATGTTGAGGAACTAACGGAAGGTCTTCAGCAAGATGACATGCGAGATCCAGCCATCCAAGAGGAGTTGATCCGCGAATATCTTACTGACTACCAAGTTGATGAAGAAATAATGAAGAGAGTTCTTGACCTCAACTCTACTCTTACAAAGAAGGCAGAGGAAGACGAGGAGATCTCAAGAAACATCAAGTGGCGAATCAACGAACTTGCTTGGTCAAACCTTTTCAACTACGGGGAAGACAACAGGATTGACTTTTCTCGCCTCAACGGCACCGTTGGCATCTTCGGCAAGAACTATTCAGGCAAGTCCTCCGTTATTGACACCTTGCTCTACACGCTCTACAACACCACATCAAAGAACGAGCGGAGAAATGTTAACATCATCAACCAGAATAAGACCGAGGGTGTAGGCGAGGTTTCCATTTCTATTGGCGACGACACCTATTATGTCCGTCGCGTCTCTACAAAGTACACAAAGCGTCTCAAGGGCGTGGAAACACTTGAGGCAAAGACCGATCTTGACTTTTACAAGATCGACGCAGATGGCGAAAGGATAAGTTTGAATGGACTCACAAGAATCGACACGGACAAAAACATCAGAAAAGTCTTCGGAACCATTGATGACTTTCTTCTTACTAGTTTGTCTAGCCAGTTGGACAGTCTTTCCTTTATTCGGGAGGGCAGCACAAAGAGGAAAGAGATCCTTGCGAAGTTCTTGGACTTGGAGATCTTTGAAAAGAAGTTCCGCTTGGCTAAGGAAGAAGCGGCAGACATGAAGGGCGCTCTTCGTCGCCTGGAAGGCAGGGAATACGACACCGAGTTGGAGGAGGCAAAGAAAGAACTGCGCCTCTCAGAAGCTAACTTGGAAGCCCAGACCCGCACTTGCCAGGAGATCGAAGGCATCATCGCTGACCTCCATAAGCAGAAGGGCGAGGTTGATGGAAAAATAGATTCCATCCCAGCAGAAATGATCGACATTGCCCAGGTCAAGGTGGACATTCGTCAAAAGCGAGTTGCCCTTACAACTGCACAAAAGAACCTTGAAGGCGACAAAAAGACCCTGAAAGATAAGAAGGCTTTGCTCGCAAAGATTACCGAGTTCGTTGAAAACTACGACATTGACGATCTAAAAAACAAAAAGACAGAAGCAAACAAGATCACTTTGACCCTCAACGGTCTCCAAAAAGACCTAACGATCCTTGAAGAAAAGGTTTCTTCCCTAAGCGACCCTGGTTTCCTCCGTGGCTGCAAGTGTCTCCACGAGGCAGAGAAGGCACAAGAGCAGAAGCCTAATGTAGAGGAAAAGATCAGCATCTTCACAACCGAACTGGAAGGTCTAAACCTCCCAGAAACAACCAAGAAGATCGACCAGCACGCCGCCCTTCTAACAAAGAAGAGCAACACCTCACAGGAAATAACAAAGACCGAACTTTCTATTGCTCGCAATCAAAACCTCATAAACCGCCTCGCCAACGAACTAACGGCTCTTATGGCAAAGGAGACGGCTTATGAAGAGAACAGGGAGGCCATTGAAAACTTGGAAGCCCTTATTGTAGAGCAAAAGACCATCGGATCGCTTATTTCCGGTAGGACAAGGGAACTAAACGGCTGCAAGACAAAGATCAATAACCTCAACCGTCAGGTCGGTTCTTTGGAGCAAAAGGTAGAAAACATCAAAGAGCAAAAGCAGGAGTTTATTGACCTCCGCGAGCAGTTCTCGGCTTATGACCTTTACATGCGTTGCATGCACCCAAACGGCATTGCTTACGATGTCATCAAAAAGAAGTTGCCCGTCATCAACCAAGAGATCGCAAAGGTCTTGGCAAACCTAACAAACTTTGAGGTCTTGTTTGAGGAGGACGGAAACAAGTTGGAGATCCTCATTAAGCATCCAGCCCACGAGCCACGACCGCTTTCTATGGCATCAGGCGCGGAAAAGACGATGGCTGCTATGGCTATTCGCCTTGCTTTCCTCTCCGTTTCCAACCTTCCAACCAGCGACATTATGGTTTTGGACGAGCCAGGAACAGCACTGGACGAAGACCATCTTCAGTCCTTTACCCAACTGTTAGACATGATCAAGGGCTATTTTAAGACTATTCTTCTCATTTCTCACCTTGATTCTCTCAAGGACATAGCAGACATGACCCTTGACATAACCAGAAAAAACGATTACGCTTTC